TTGATCGCAAACTTGGTTTTTCCAAAAAATACATGCAGAGCATTCCTTTTGTATTTCTTGTTCCATGAATCGTAGAACTGCGGGTCGAGCCTGCGCTCGGGACCGTTGCCCGTGACTACGATCTTAAACGGAAGTTCATCGAACGGGTCTTCGTCCGATCCCTTGGATAGTGCAAGCATTGCGCCAAGCACAGCGGTTCCAGCTATTGTTTCAGTCATCCTCTGGCGGAACTGGGCATCCGTTCCAAGGGACTGGGCGTATCGGCCCGCTCCCCCGCCCCTCTTGGAGAAGCTGTTCACAGCAAACCTCACAAACCCGTATGGCGAAAACCATGCCGCCTCACGGAAGACGCGAGCAGGAACGATGGCGAAACCATAAACCATTCGGTAAAAGACCTTCTGTGTCTCGGTGGCTTTGTCGCTGTTCAATGATTCTCCAAGCCTTTCCAGCAACCCAATCGGAGGCGCGGAGGCGAAGCCAAGGTCGCGGATGTTGCGATCCTCCTTCTTCAACGCATCAAAGGTATTGTTGATCCTGCCGATGGATGCCAAAGCGTCGTTGAGCGAGGCGTTTAGAACCTGCTGGCTTGGGATCTCAAAGTTGGTCAGCGCCTCAACCCACGCAGAGCGGAACACATCGTCGGACATTGCTCTCGCTTGCGTCTTGTTCACTCCCTTCGCCACCATCTCCTCAATGAATGCCTGCTTTTGGGAGAGGACAGCATTGGCTGCGGCCCTAGCATCCTTTGCCGGGATTCCCGCCTTTTGCATGGCATCCATGGCATAGCGGGTCAGCCCCTGCTGCTCCAGCACGGACACCGCTCCCTCGTCCAAAGCCTTTAGCATCCTGCCGACATACTCCATCATGCCGACAATCATATTCTTCATTCCCTCCGCCCGCTGACCTTGCTGCCATTGCTTCTTGCCCTTGTTGTAGAGGCGAAGGAGAATATCGTCGTTGGAAAGGTATTCCACCACGCCTCGACGCTGAACATTGTTCTTGAAGCTGAATGCCACCTCCGAGAAGTAGGTCTTCCAACTAGACACGAAGGTGTCGAAGGTCGTTGGCAATGCGGCGGGGTTGGTTGCCAGATTCTTGATCGTGTCCGTCATTAGATTGCGGAGGGAGAATCCAATTGGGGAGAAGATGTTCACCGTTGCGGTTGGGATGCCGGACAAGGCGTTCGCCGTGTAGTATGCAGCCAATGCTTCCCTCACCCTTGGTTGTAGCTTTGCGTCCGCTAGGATGTCTTGAATCTCCTTGTAGGCGGCAGCAAGTTCCAGATCGGTCTTCTTTTTATCGTTGACGATAGAATCCAGTTCGGAGAGACGGGCGTATTGCTCGCTTGTGAACCCTGTCCACCCATTGGCGGCGGCGATCTCGCTTGTTATATTCTTGGTCGGGTCGATTGCCCCGGTTCGGATTGCCCTCAAGAACTTCTCCATCCCACGGCGGGAGCGTTGATCACCTAGCTTGCCTTTGAGCGTGTCCTCGAATGCCTTGGCCTGCGCGGCGGCGAGAACCTTCTGGAGCGTGGTGTCCATGAGGTCTGCCAGTCTCCCGGCAGTCTTTGCATCCAGCCCTGCGTTGATCAGATAATCGTAGGCGACCTTCCTCTTCCACGCTGGGTCTTGTTGCTGGGCGAGCGGAGTGTTCTTGATCGCATCAATGATCGGGGCCAAACTGCCTCTGGTCACGGCACGCTCGACCTGCGCCATCTTCCTGTTGAGATAGTTGATCTCATGCTGCCTCCACACAATGTCGGCGAGAATGCCAGCCGTGCTTTGATCGACACCAGCATTGACCAACCTGTCTACAAGCACAGGCTTCCAGTTGCGCTTGATTTTGTCTGCGACCCTCAACCCCAAGTCCAGCTTGTTTCGTAAATCTTGGGAAACAATATCACGAACCTTGTCTTCCCTCTTTTGCGGCCACCTCTGGACATCGCTTTGGAGTTCGGCAAGGCGCTCGATTTGGCGTTCCGCCTGCTTGTTGGGATCAGCCTCCTTCGCCACCTTCTTGACCGCAGAACGCATCCGGTTCTTGAGCTTCTGGTTGGAAACCATTTGGTCAAATTGACTGGAAAGAAACTCTTCTAGCTTGGTGTAGTCGCGCTTGGTAGACCCGTCCTCATTCAAACCATTGAGCTTGGAGATGATCTTGTTAATGATGGTTCCCTTCCTTGCGTTGGAGATGGCAATATCGTCACCAACCTCTTTCACGAATTGCGAGATGGTTGTATTATCTTCCTTCAGTTCATTGCTAATGAGTCGGCGGAGCGTGGCATCGCTGATCGGGATATCCATCTGACGGGACATGGATTCATCCCATGCTTGTTGGATGCCCTCCCACTTGGCTTCGATAGCGTCTATGACCTCCGGGCTAGCATTGGCATCTTCCGCATCAGAAACCTCTTTCCCCCTGCGTGCCGCTATCTCTTCCGAGATTCGCTTATCCGCCTCTGCCATGCGGTCTGTCGATAGTTCGTTGTTGGAGAGGATGTTGGCAACCTGCTCGATCAAAGTCATCTTGGTGTCCGGAGGCTCACCCTTCAGCCCCAGCTTGATCAGCGTATCCTTCACGATGCCAGCCAAGTTCCTGCCCACCGCCATGTCCACCTCACCAAGCGGCCCCATCTTGTCCTCTTGGTCGGACATCGTTTTCCAGAATGTCTTCTCCAACCCGTCCGCGCCCTTGGTCTTCATCTTCTTGCGGTAGTTGGCGAGGTTCTTGCTAACAAGGTTCTTGATGTTCTGAGGGACAGATATGGTCAGCCCTTCATAGGTGAACTTCTGGAATCCCTCGATAGCCTTTACAATCTCCAGAGCCATCACCCACGGGTCTTTGCTAGAGGCGTCAGCTTTGTCCATCGCCTTCTCTACTGCCTTGCGAATCTCGACTCCGGTCCTGCTACCCGTCTCCTCTAGGTCGGTGTAGATGGCGTCGGCATCCTCCACCTTCGTCTTGTTCACCGCATTCACCGCATCGCGGATGGTGTCGATCTGTTCTTGTGTTGCGCCGGGTCCATAGATTTGGATGGCTACTGCGTTAACAATGCCTGTCTTCTGGCTTTCCGCCGCTCGCTTCACCCAGCTTGCTAGGTTCTGGCGGGCTTGCAGGTTGCGAGCATCCTGCCCGATTCCGCCTGCGCCTGTAGCCAAATCATTGAACCGTTCAGTAAGAAGCTGGAGCATGCGGATATCTCCCTTGGCGGCGAGATTCACCGCATATTTGAAGAGTTCATTTCCGAGCTTCACCGCGCCAATTGTCTGTGCAACCTCTCTGTTCTCTTCAGCAGAGAGTTCTTTCCTAGTGAGTTCATTGATCTCGTCGGCGTAGTTGTTCGCCTCTTTTGGATCACGGCTCAACCGATCAATCAGATCGTATGCCTTTGCGGTTTGCTCTGGGTTTACTTCATCAGAATTGAACACATCCCTGCGGATCACTTCCTCGGTGCGGCGGTTGATGCCCACCGGCGTATCAATAATCTTACCGATATTCTTGATTCCAGCCTCTTGCTCTCTCCGTGGCTCCACCGCCATTCTGCGGATGTCTCTTTCTGTTGGTTGGAATCGCTGGGATAGGGGGATTAGATTGCCTGCATCGTCGTATGTGAATGGGTCTGCGGATTTGATTTGGTTTGGAGTAAAGACGACAATTTGAGGGGGCGCGGTTATATTTTCATCTCCGCTCCAGACAATCCCATCGTATCCCAAATCCATCAATCTTTCGGCATCAGCCCTAAACATTCTCTCTGGATTTATTCTGCGCTGGGTAGCTTCTTGGAATGCAGTCTTTGCCGCATTGATTATGTTGCCTTGCCGCGCCCTTTCAAATCGAAGTCGTGAAAAGAATTTACCTACAGCTTCTCTTGCGGATTCCGGAACAACTGTTCTAATTACATTTTTAAATACAACCGATACAGGAGCGGGGTTGTTTACCTTGAGGTAAGCCCTGTAAACTCTATTGCCAAAAACTTGCGAGGCTTGGTCGTTTTCAGAAAAAGCAAAATAGAAACCCGCGTCTCCAGAAAATGATACGCCGCGACCAACGCCCTCTTTCTTGAATTCAGTAATTCCAGCCTCGGTTGTTCTGTGAACACCATACATCCCATACCCAGCCGCCTTCGCCGCCTCATCCACCATCCTCTGCGCTTCCGCTTCAGCTTCCTTGTCTCCCTCTCTAGCCCTAGCCTCTAGCTCTGCGAAGCGGGCGTCCTGCGATTGGACTCCAGCCATACGGATATCGCTACCCTCTGGTAGCTTCTTCGTCTCGCGGATGATCCTCTCCCCGCTACCGTATCGCTTGATTCCAGCAGCCAAGACCGCCATAGCGCCGTGGTCGGATACCTCGAAATCAGTTCCAAAGATGCGATTGATGATGCGATTGATGATGTCCTTGAGTTGCGTCCACCAATTCACGCCGCGCTTGCTGCGGGCAATGATCTTCTCAAAGGCAATGACCTGCGCTTCCTCGATCTGGATTTCTCCAGTATCTTTGCTGTAGGCAGACTTGACGTAATTGGTGATGTTTTCCTTTTTATCATCCGGAATTGCTTCCCAGAATGATTGGAATGCCTTTTGAAACTCGGGGTCGGGGTAGATGAAGTGCCCGATTTCGTGGGTGATGATGTCCTCCAAGTTGTCGGTCTTTTTGAGATACGCGAGGTTTAGTTCAATTTCTCCGTTATCTACAAAGTATCCAGCTTTTCTCTTATTCTCCGGGTCGTTGATGATCTTGATGCGGTCCGGGATTTTGCGACCGAAGAGCTTCTTCAGCGCACTCTGCGCTTGCTTGGGTGTGTATTGCTCCTCTGCGGGGACGGGTTGGACTTCTTCTTCTACTGCCGCTCTGCGGATATCCGGCTCTGCGGCGGTTTCCGGTGCTGGTGTTACTCCTTCCGCTGGCGCAGGTTGAGTTGGCTCCGCGCCTATCATTGGAGAAACTTGCGGTTCTTCTCTGATAGTAGATGCGGGGGCGGGCTGAACCTTGCGAAGTCTAATCTCAAGTTCTTCTGCGCGAGGTTCGTTTAGCGTTGAACCAGATTCAACTCCAGCCTTCAATCGCTCGTAGGATGATGCGATATTGCGGTTGTAGTTTGTTCCCGGCCTTGAGAACGGTTCAGCTTCCGCAAGTAGTCTTGAATATCTTTGCTCTGGGGTTTCTGTTACGCCCTCTGCTGGAGCGGGCGCAACCGGAGCTTCACCCTCGATCTCCGCAACTCTCTCTTCCGGCGTAAGTCGCGGCAGGGGAGCCTGTGCTTGCGCGAGGATAGCCTCTCCGTCCTCGTTAACGACGGGCTTGCCTTTGATCACATCGACCAACCCGGCCTGCGAAAGAGACGCGATCTGCTCCGGTGTAGCGGTATTCTCCGATACGGCACGAAGATCTGTCACCCTTTGCTCTTGCGTTATCGTTGCCGATACTGGCTCCTCCAACCCACGGGCAATCTCTGCTTGCTGTGCCTCTGCTTGGGCGAGGGGTTCGCCAGTCCTCTTGCGTAGTTCCGCATCCAGCATCGCCACATCCCGCTCCATCTGGCGAATCTCCATACCAAGGGATTGGGCGGCGGGATCGGTAGGCTCAAGCGCGGTGTAGACTTCTTTCTTCGCAGCGAGGTTATCCCTAGCGGTGTTGAGCGCGGCGACGATACCCTTCGTCTCTTCGTCTGTCTCGCCAACGGAAAGCTCTCTCGAAACCCTTTCAGCCTCAAGATTGATGTTGTCTTCCTCGATCTGCTCTGGCGACTTCTGCCTCTGGAATGGGAGGGTAGCTAGCTTAGCCCCCCCGCCTACTGCACCCATTCCAAAATATACTGCCGTGGTGGCAGGCGCGACATCCTTGACTGCCTGTAAATATCCGCCGGGGTATTGAGTCTCTGCGCCTTCGGTTGTTCCTGTCTCCACGAATTGCTGAACCTTTTTCTCCTGCGGGAACTGACCCATAGCGGTAACGCCTTCGCTGGCAATTTCCGCCCCCAATCCTCCAGCAATTGCGGCGCTCTTCTCCCCAATCTTGCGGGTTAAGGTCTTGTTTGCTGCCTCGATGGATTCATTGACAACTTGCTTTGCAGTGCCCTTACCGAATCCGAATACAAACCTGCCTACGCCAAGAGAGATGGCATTACTGACCGCTTCCGGCCCAGCTTCCCATAGGGCGGCGTTCTGTGCGATAGGAAGAATGGTCTTGTAAAACTCTGCTTTCTCTTCATCGGTAAGGGGGGAACCCTTCTTATTTTCAAGCTGCTTGTAGGCCCGATACATCAGATCGGAGCCAGCCATGCGATAGGCTACCGTGCCAGATGCCGCCATTGCCGCCGCTGGTCCTGTGATTTTCGCCGCAGGACCGCCAGCAATAGCTCCACCAATCCCCGCAGGGATTGCTGCGCCCATTGTCATAAAGCTCCCAGAGTAACTTGGCGCTCCTGCGCGAACAGCAGAGCCAAATACTGTGGCCTTGCCTGATGCCACGCGATCCGCTTGCTCTTTCTGCATCCTCTGTTGGAATTCAATCTCTCTCTCGATAGCTTCAGACTCTTCTGGAATCTCAAGTCCGGTTACAAGTTTTTGAAATGCAGCAGGAATGCCAACCGCCAAAGCCTCGGGTATCGTGCCTATCGCTGATATTGCATCTTCAAAGCTGAAGAACTCTTGACCGATTGCCTCAACATCGCCAATGTATTTGAACCGCGTTCCGCCATCAGTTTTGGTTGGTTGCTGGCTGACTTGCGGTTCTAGTTGCTGCGTTGTTGCTGGCTCCTCTTCATCCAGCGAGCCAATGTATTTGAATTCCATGGCCGTATTATTCTATTTCTGCCATTTTCCCTGCAATATAAATTACTGTTCCTTTCTTGAAGGACTTCTTACTTGCCCTTGCTTCTGCTTCAGTCTCAAATACCCTGCCTTCATCAATAGCTTTCAGCCTATCAATCCGCCAATAAAGACGATCATATTCCTGCTTGAGGTCTGCTTGCTCTGTCTGCGACATTCCTGCCGCAGGCTCGCCTTCCGCCCCAGCTTCCAATGCCATTAAGCCCGCCGTTTTTCTTGGCGCGAGCGCCTGAAGTTGTTGTGTAAGCCTTCTAATTTCCCTCTCCCTTTGGGCCTTGGTTCTGGCTTCTTTAGCCCCCGAAAGACGAGCGGCCTCCCGCTCTGCGGGCTGGGCAAAAGGATTGTCTGGGGCAGCGGGAAGAGGGGGCGCAGCGGCAGGCGCACCGGGAGCGGCGGTCGGAGGTGGCGCACCTTCCGCTGCGGCTTCGGCGGGCTGACCTGTGACGAAACCATACTTGCCCGTTAGAGCGGCGACATCTTTGGCTTTCATTATTCCTATAGCCTCCGCTCCATTGGCGTCTGTTCTTAAATCCGGCAATTCGCTTCCATCAATAAAGATTTTGAATTGATCATTTTTAGGGTCTTCCGATATGAATTCCCTTTCCGTTGTGACCCTAGAATAATTGCCGTCAATCTGCCTATGGACATTTAGCAATGTGTTGTTGCTTGAAATAATGCTATCAGCCTTCTGTAGATCATTGATCGTTGCTGCAAGCGGGTCTTTCTTTATTAAATCCCGACGGTCTTCTTGGCTTCCATTCTTGAACACCTGTGTAATCTTCTCTACTTCAACAGAGCTTTTCGGCCCAACAATTCCCACAATATCCGGATTGAGCGCCATTCTGAATGGAATCATTTGTTTTCCTTCCGGAACACTTTCTTGAGGAACTTGAGCTTGTTCCTTTATTTTTTCCTGCTCTTCAACGGGAGCGTTGAGGAAGTCGTTGTATTCCTTCTCAAATGATTTGCGCCGGTCGGCGGTCGGGCGGTATCCCTCTTGATAGCTCCAACCAAATTCAAATCGTCCGCCATCTTGATCGCCCATATCCGTCTCCGCTAATGTTTCTGTGAAATCAACATCAAGACTAGGGAGGGGCGTCTGCCTATCTATTTCTAGGGCTTGTTCTCTTAAGCTCAAGTCACCCATTGGCGTGATTGGTGCGGCTCCACCTGTCGCTTTTGGCACGATTCTAGCAATTGGGCGGTAGTTCGGATCGGCCATCTGTTCTGCTGTGGGCGTTTCGTAGACCACCTCTGTTTCAAAATCTACTCCCCCCCCACGCCCCATCATCTGCTCGCGCTGCAATTGATTCCATAGAGAGCTTTGCTTGAACTCCGCCGCCTGCTGCAATCCATTGAAATAATTCTCCGCAGCCGATGCCACAATAGGATTCTGGCTACCCAGCGGAAGCGCCATCATTGCTTCCATATACCCGCCAGATACATCGCCAGCGTTGATCTTGTTCATGGCACCCTTCATGGCTTCCTGCATGAATGGTAGTTCGGCGGCGGCTTGCTTGCGATATTCCTGCATGGCAAGTTGCCGCCCAACCTGCTGGCCGAGTTGTGCAAGCGATGCGCCAATAGCAGCACCGTAATCAACTTGCTGCTGCCCGAATTTTGAGATCATTGCTGGTATTGCCATGGTAGTTTATTGGTATACTTTTGGAGCGAGCGTGTAGTATTCCGATCCAGTTGAGGTTGTTGCTGGCATATATTTTTGACCCTCAAATCCTGTGGTTAATTGACCCGGAACAGGGGCAGCAGCTTGCGCGGCAGCCAACTGCCCATACGCGCCTCCAACACCCATCAACGCCCCGGATGCTGCGCTGCCAATGGACTGGATACCTTGCCCAATAGCCTGCTGGGCTGCGAGATTCGATGCGATATTCTGCTGCCCGACTTGGTAGCCAGTCTGCGCTTGCCCAGCCTCCATACCATACAATTCCCGCATAGCGCCAAGTTGCTGGGCATTGATATCGCCAATCATGCCAAGCTGCCTAAACCTATTGGCGATGTTGGCTTGAGCGACAGTTATATCTTGGCCGCGACCTTGCAGGCCGAGTGCCATCATTTGGGTGGGAGACTGGATGAATTGACCGGCCATCTGCTGCCAACTCTGCGCTGCGTTGATGCCTGTCTGCTGCAACTGCAAGGAAGTAAGACCAAGGCTTCTGGCGAGATCGGCTTGAGGCGCTTGCGGTCCCATCCCCCTGCCTGCCGTAGCAATATTAAATCCTGCCCCACCTCGCTCGGCAATCATCCGCATGGTCTGCTCCTGCACATCTTGCGGAACCTCTCCCCTCAGATAGCTTCCAATGATACTACCAACCTGCTGCCTAGCTTCGGTGCTGCCGGGGGCGACTTTCTCCAATTGCTGAAGAGTATTTGCGGTAATCTGGTTGGCCGTCTCGATGCCCTCCAACGTGGCACCCCGCAAATCATATTGAGGGATGTTGATTGTAGGATCAATCGCTTCAACCTGCTTCCTCAACTCCTTTTGCTGGCGATTGAACCTTCTAACCGATCTCTCGTATTTTGATCCAGATTCTTTTAGCCTTCTTTCATAAGCTCGACCCGCTGCTGCTTGTGATTTTGCCGCCCTATCCGCCGCACTCATACTGACAGCCGCGCCCGCTCCCGCAGCAGCTACTCCCACCACACCAGCAGCAATGGCAAACCCAGAGCTATGGAAAATTGGCCTGCTTCTCTTGCTATAGCGGTCTTCGATAAATGAGTCTAGCATTGCGAATCCTTAATTTGGTTGCGGTTGTATCTCCAACTATTAAGTCGGGGAGTGGTTTTGTCCACTAAAGGATTGAAGTCATTTGAAGTAATCGACTCGATGATCTCATCCGGATCAGTTAAATCAGTAACATGGCAGGTTGTCCAAATAGTATCTTCGTGGATGAATAAGAGCCTCCGCGTCCCAGCCTCCGTGATACCCGTGTAGGGAGCTTTGATCCTTTGAATCTGGATTCCCTTGTGCCACACCGATAATTCTCCCTGCATGATGAAGTAGGGATGGGTGGTAAGATGGAGTAGGCTAGTAAGAATCGTATTCTTCGGCATGAAGATTTCCCGAATGTAAAGCCCCGGCGTGAACCTGTGCGTCACCGGACATTCCCTCGGCGGCATCTTCAGAATCTCGACATCGCATTGATTCAAGAAGTCATCGGGGTCTCCGAATCCTTCCACGCTCAATGCGTCGATCTTGTTTTGTAGTGTTATTGTCATGGCCAATAGAAGTAATCATTCGTTCTTGGGGAGACGAAGGTATCGTGGATCAGGTTGTCCGGCCTGCGGTAGTCGATGAACCTCGGCGGGCTCGCTGTGGGAATCTCGTCGCTCTCCATAGCCTTCTCCTCCTCCGCGATAGCCAGCCCGAGATTGCCTAGATACTCATTACCTTTGCGGTTTTCCTTGGAGTTAATCGCCAGAACCGCGAAATACATGGCTTCCGGCGTGAACTCGACTAGCTCATTAGGATCATCCAGATCGGCGTATGTCTTGGATGCATAGAGTGTAATGCAATTACACCCCTTCGGTGCTTTGAATCGACGCCAGCTTGGGTTGGAGTCCTGCGGTTGGTAGATCGAGATAAGCGTGCTGATCTCCAGCACAGGATCGTAGGCATACACTCTGATCCTACCCTTGGTCTTGGGCTTGCTAACTGCCCTGATTCCAGTATAGGTGCGCTCCGTCTTGGCGAGGTCGGGGCTTGCTACAGTTGTTACCGTGTCTTGGTTGTAGCTACCATACTCGTCGTAGGCTTCAAAGCTAATCTCCACCCCTACATCCTCGATGTTCTCCGCCAGCACGGCGATCTGGTAGGGGCGAGTCCTGTAATCGCGGAAGACAACATGCTTCCCACCCACCTCGATGATCTGCCTATGGCAACTATTCTGCCACACGAACTTGGCATTCGGTGTCAGGTTATACCACTCATCCGACAAGCTCGCCGCGTCGTTGTTCACCCATGCCGCCCGTATCTGGCTATAGCGCGGGGGTAGCGTGAAGCAGCACTCAACGCAGCAAATACACACATATTCGCTGGTCGCATTCCACTCTCGCTTGTCCCAAAGGAGGCGTCGAGCGCGATTGATGTAGGTCTTGGCTAAGTCGTAGCTGCAAGTGCCACTATCGCCAACCGCACCCTTCACTTCCTCGACCATCTGTTCAAGGGTGAGGGGCATTATCGTTGACGATAGTTACTTCATCATCTTCCCGACCGTGGGAAGAGGCTTGGCAGAGTAGGCAGTAGCCGTTTTGGTGCCGAGGTTGGGTTTGTTGCCCATGCCTTCTTGGATTTTGCCGCGAGTGGGGGCACCACCGCTCATCAACTTGGGGTCTGTTCCTTTTAACATAGTTTTGGTTTTTCTGGTTTTGTGGTTTAGGCGGTGTGAATTGCTGTCCACCGCAGAGTGGTTACTGTGGCAGGGTTGTCTTCCACAAGAAGCGTGAATCCTGTGGTCGTTTGGCCTGCTTGCAATACATAGCTTCCCATAGTAGCACGACTTGTCGAGGTTCCTACAGGAATAATTGATACTCCGTAATCTGTGCCGGGGAGTGCCGTGAAAGTAATGTTCAATGTGCTATTTCCAGCGGGGACCGATACTGTTCCGGTCCTTGCCGTGACAACGGGGATGGCCTCCAGTGCATCCACCCGTGTATCAAGCGCATCAATCTCAAGCTGTTGAGAGGAAAGTTGGTTGTTGATTTCGGTAATCTCGGCGGGCGTGACATCGCCAAGCCCCGGCACATTGATCGTGCCATTGGCAAGCACCGTATCAATAAACTGCTGAAGCACTTGGCTCCAATCCCCAGTAGGACAGAAGTCGCTTGGGACATTGGGAAAGATAATTTGAGGACTGCTTTGCTGATTGTCCATTTAAGTTATAGAATAATCGTAATATCTTTCTTGGCAACAGAGAAATTTGCTGCACTCTTCATCATCTTCGGGGCAGTCTCCCACCGTATTCATGGCCCCATCCTTGATGTTCGCCATGATCCTCACCCGGTCTACTGTGGCGGTTCCTTCCAAGTTTACCTTCAGTTGGAACTCGCTTCCCTCCACCGATGGGATTCCCGCGATATCATTGCATTCTTGGGGATTTGGGGTGGTGAACTTGTAGCGTTTGTAGCGATTACCACTACGGAGCGGGGTGCATGATTCCACCTGCGGGACACAGGGATTGCATCCGTATTCTGTTGGAACCTTTAATTCCGACCAGCATGGATACGAATCGCTCCGATATTCGACTTGGCTACCCACCGTGCCGGGTATCTCACTCATCCACATCTCTCCTCCGGTCAGCTTCTTCCTTTGGAACTTGTTGGTAGCCCCGCTGCGGTTGAAGTCATACCTACCAGAGATGAAGAAGCTCTTGATCGGCGAGGTTCCCGCTGGACCGTAATCGTCTTGGTTGTTTGTGGTGATCTCGTAGAGTCTATTCTTGGCGTCTTGATCGAAGCTCCAGATGAATCCCCTCTTATCGCTGTTGATCTGGGCGGCGAGGCATTGGGTTGGTCGGACGCCTGACCACACCCCATTCCAGCGGAAAGAGAGGTTGGCATCCGGCGCGGGGCTTGAGGAGTTGTCTAGGTCCAGCACGACCATTCCCCTATGGTAGCGGTTCAAGCCGGGGGCGTCGGTTCTCTGCGTCTCTGGGGCTACTGTGCTGATCAGATAGTTGTCGAAGAACATCGTGCTTGCAAACTGACGCAGCCAAGGCGTATCTCTGCCAACCCATTTATTCACCTCCCTAGAGAGCTTCCTCATTGAGAAGTATCGCCCGAATTCGGATTGGCTGTTGGAGTAGAATGCCCAACCATCGTGGGAGCGGAACCACAATTCACTATTCGCTAATGCCACATATGGGCTAGTGCAGCCCCGACCCAGCAGCGAGATGCGCTGGACTTGTGTGCTGTTCCAGACTGAGCGGGGAAGGCCCACATCCATCGAGAAGGCTCCGTTCTCTGTGAGCACGACTAGCTCTCCCTGCCCGCGCAGGTTGCCGCCGATGTATGGCATCACTTTCATTGCCGTGATGTTCCCCATCGTGCTTGGAGTGGCGAATGCTCCGCCCTCTGCCCAATAGGTAATCTCCGTGAAGTTTTCAGTATTACTAGTATCGGTAAACCCGTTGCCGAAGATGATGTCCGATGCGTAGATTTGGTTGAAGCGGTCGCTCACAAACACCCGCCCAAAGGCATATTCCATCAGCGTGCCGATTGGCATCTGCTGCAAGAATGGGTTCAGCCTCTTCGCTGGGCTATTGATATTCCCATCCCATGCAATAGCCGCCTGATACCCGTTCTGGATGTAGACCCGATCCTCGGCCTGCACGAACCATGTGTGCATCAGGCTCGGGTCGTTCCAAGTAGTGAAGGTAGTTCCATCCCTTGGTATCTCGTAGCAATACCCGACATTGTTCACGATGCGGATGAAGTAGATCACTCCGGATACCGACAAGAGTAGCCCGTCGCTCGTCTCGTAGTTGGTCGCCCGATATGGATAGCTCCCTTGGAAGTTCCCGTTCTGAATATCGTCAACGATAGTCGGTGATTCCTCCTCGCCGGGGTAAAGCTCCAGCCACCTAATAGCTGGTCTAGTGCGGTTGATCCCTCCCCGGAAGGTCCGATTCACCGACTCGGCTACATAGAACTCTGGCAGATAAGAAGGATGAGTATCGGCGTCTTGGGCTACGATACTATTAAATCCATCAAATACTGATCCTTCTGTTGGCATTAGTTGAGTTTAGCTTCAATTTCCTCAACCTTCTGTGCAATCTCTTGGATAGCCATAATCATTGGCGAGATAAATGACTCGTAGCGCAACGACTGGGCGCTCTCCGGATCATCCTTGTCTGCCAAGTTCCATCCAGCAAAGCTATTGCCATCCAAGTTGAACTTACCTAGAACATCCCTCACATCTTGAGCAAGCAAGCCATAATGCGTGCGGACGCCGGGGATGGATTCGGTTTCAGTAACTTCACCGTTCTCAAACTTGACGGCATTCTTGCTGCCCTCAATGAACTTGTAGCTGACCGGGCGAAGTTCCTTGATGAAGTCCAATCCAAGATCGCAGTCCTCAATGTCTTTCTTCAGCCTTGCATCCGACACCACATTGAGCGGGTTGTTTGAATAGATGTTCTGCCATGGGGCTGGATTTGATCCAAGCAACCATGTGTTCCCGGCGGATGGTAATAGGTTTTTAGTTTGGACATGGGCAACATTCGTATCAATGCCAACCGACAGAACATCAATCCCATTGAGTGTAAGAATGTTTTCTTCCGATGTCCCGGCGGCGTTGTATGCGCGGATCGCGGTATTGTTTGGAATCGAGATGGCGGCGAATGAATACGATCCCTTCGCCAAATCCAACCCATAAGCAATATTCTGCTGGTAGCATCCGAAAGCTGCATCGGTCACTTGAGCCGCCCCCACGCTATCGGGAACGATAAAGCCAGCCTTCCACCCAACATCCGTGAATGGGTTGACCATGAACGCTGCGTCACCCTCTGTGCTTCCAATAGTCCTATTGGTTGCAACAAAGGCACTTGAGAAATTATTTGGGTTTAGGCTCCTAATCGCTGGCCTTGGGGTTTGGTGCCACCATTGAATTTCACCCTCCGCCGCAATGCAGTAAGAACCATTAGGAGTGTCTGCCGGAGAGGTTCCAGCTTGGGCATACGCAATAATTCCATAGGCGTCTCCCCTATTATTGTATCCAGAGTCAACGATTCCAGAGAACCTTCCGCCTTCGACAAAGGTTCCAAATGCACCAGCTTTGTCAATTGCCTCTGCATAGATGCCTTGCACGCGGGATGTGACTGCCGTGCTGTATTTGTATCCAACCGCAAACAATGCCGGGTTTTGGAATGTGCCGGATGCCCCAAGGCTGGAATGCTTCGTAAATGCCCCAGAGGCTGCGGAATTATTTACTGGGGAGGAACTCGTTCCAACAATGCGCGATGTCGGACTGTCTTGGATATTCCCATTGTAGAAGTATCCATATAGCGCCGGGTCCAAAATTTGACCTCCGCCAGTAAAGGTCACATCAGTATCAATGTTGAATGATATTGCTTTTGAGCCGGACGACACATTTGAATTCAAGCGATATATGCCTCTCGGAATATTAACAACCCCAGATGTCCCGCAAGCGTTGACTGCCGCTTGGAAGGCTGGGGAACTATCTGCGGTTCCGGTTTGGTCTGCCCCGAAATCCAGCACATTGATGTAGTCGGATGACCTCGTTACAAGATTCCTAGCTTCGGTTGTTCCTGTAGCCGTGTAATCAGTAAACTCATCGAACCCGATATTCCCCGGCGATTCCCACTTGATCCCATTGTCCCATACCAATGTTGCTGGAACAGACGGGTTGGTCAGCGTCTTTGTGCAGAACGCATCGTCTTCCACTAGAATGCGGTTGCCTGTGGTTACGGTTCCGTATGGCTCGCAGACGAGCGGTTCGTCGCCTTCGCAAGGCGGGCATGGGATACAATTACTCATACTTGTGGGTGATTCTCGGCTGCTTCGCGGCGAGCGTCAAACTCTAATGCGCGTTGCTCCGCGATTTGGTTGTTGATATGTTGGATGACTGGTGCGGCCACACGGAACGGAAGCTCCACAAGGGCTGCGTTGAGGATAGATAATTGCTGCTCGTTGAATTCTAGTTTCATAATTATCAAATACTGACCCTTCTGTTGGAATTATTTAGCAACCCATCCTGTATTCCCAACTCCAGATTCTTTTACATATAAAGTTGTGCCTACACCTCCGCTAGTATCTGTATATATTGAGCCAACTGGAGCAGTCAAAGCCCCTTCAGGCGACCCTGTTCCTGATGTCCATCTAACATTTCCATCGCCGGGGCGGAGTTCTTTGAAATAGCCAACAAGCCATCGCCTGTCTATCCTTCCAAAATTCACTAAAATATCTGCATTTGGTCTAGGTGTTCCTTGGAAAATATGTTCAAGTGCTTGGTAATTCAGACTTCCGCCAAGCGGTGATCCCGTTCCCCCGCCAGAACTAATTCTTGAGTCGTAGTCTGAATCTGTTGCTCCTGAATGAAAGTCAATTGTTGCAGGCGTTGCTACACCGCTACCACGAAGTCCAATTTCGACAGCGCCATCTTGCTTGACTTGGAAAAATCGAATTCCTGAATTATTGATTCCATATATCAAGGAACTAAACGGCTCTCCAGACTGATTTCCTGATGATCCGTCATAATAAAATGCATGAGTGCATCCGCTTCTCGCAAGGTATCCATATGTCCATTTACCTCCAGTAATAAATGATGCATCATTGTAAAAACTAGAGCCTGAGTCGAGCGCGACAGAGTAAACGCCATTTGATTCGATACTTCCAGCTCTAGAAGTTGGCTCACCTTTGTCATTCCTAACTCCAAACTCAACGCAATTTATTGCATTCCCATAAGAATTGGCATCAATAAATGTATTTGCGTTTAATGCCCATGACTTGCGGAATATATTTATATCCAGTCCATTTGTTCCTGTCGGAGTTGTTGGTGAGCCGGACGGCGACCCATCTACTAGATACCATCCTTGAACTGTAATGCTTGTTCCGTCAGATGCCCATGAATCCAACATTCCTGCATATGGCTGCGGAGAATGTCTTGTTTGAACAATCATGCCTCGCCGAAGCCTATTTAATTGATTTGTGTTTAATGGAGTAGAAAGAATTGCTCCCGAAGCGGAATACGATGCAACGCTTGCGTCTCCATAAAACGCACTTGGGAGTTGATTCCCAAGATAACAAGTTACTGAATCCCTTCCATTGCCTCTAGATAATTGGTTTGGATTTGTAAATCCAGAAACTTGCGCTAATTCATCTGCATTTCGATTTGCTGTAATTGAAAAAGAGGTAGCATAATCCAAGATGCCATGATGAAAGTCAGTCGTTTTACTCCCTGCCCTCCATAGTCTTCCATTGAGATTTTGAGGATTTATGATTGATGCATCGACATGCGTATCCCAGACAATTTCTTTATTGCCTGTATCAACAAAGGATGAAAGAAGATAATTGCCAGAGGGAACATAAACTATAGACCAATCACAGAAAAGAATGCCCGGCCTTTGCAGGCCTTGCGGATTGCCAGCTTGGGCTGCTATGGCCGCAGCACTAAATGCCGCAGTATCATCCGTAACTCCGTCACCAACTGCGCCGAAGTCTTTCACATTAACTACATCAGCTTCCCGAGTAAAAAGGTTCCTTGCAAATGTGGTCCCAATCGCTAGAAACGGAGTAAACTCGTTGAAGTTTGTGGCAACAACCCACACGCTTCCATCCCATGCGTAAAGAAGATTTGTTCCCGTATTCCAATACAACGCACCCTCTTGAAGCGGATCACCTTCGTTGTCTACCGTGGGTGCTACTGCGAATGCTCCGAGGTAAAGAGCGTTAAACTCAAGCCAAGCGTTCTGTGCGTCCACCGAGTAGCTATTGGCTTGGCGGGCGTATGCTCCTGCCTTTGTGGCAAGCTGGTTGATCGCGGAATAGTTTGGCCCGCAAGGATTGCAGTTCGATGTGGAGGAGCAGTTTCCCATAGTAGTATTTATCGTCAACGATAGCGGTTCATTTGTCTATTGCAAATTTTATCTTGCCTCAAATAGTTCATATTCCGGCCCCGATCTTTTCAGCTTTCCATATTCCGGTATGTATAGCCGTAGCCACCATGCTCCCGTGGGCTTCGGCGGCTTGCCTGTCTCGATGTGCCATCCCCCATATCCATCTCCATATTCTTCCTTGTAGCCTGCGATCTTTACGTGGGACTGCCGCTTGATCTCGACCTTGTTTTTATGGTTGAGCTTGATCCTCTCGACGGCGACCTGCCAGCTTTCGTGGACATGGCCCGTGCAAACAATGTCGGCATCCGAGACGTAGACTGCTTGCCTATTGGTTTGGATCACGCCTCGGGTGACTGGGCCACCTCCCCCGCTACCGTGGAAATACCACAGCACGATTGATCCATGCTGGCGGTATTTGTCGCTCACTTGGATGCGGACGTAGCCAGAGTAGCCGCCCCTGCGTGCCGGGCTTCCACTTGCCCTCAATCTTTCTGCAAGTCGTTCATTGAGGTCGGTTTCGTGATTCTTGTTGATGGCAGATTCGTGATTCCCGTTACCTCTCAACGTGAGGAGTTTAGCATAAGTTTTAAGATAATCATGCGCGGTATTCACCAAGCTATCCAGATAGTTCCCGTTCTGGTGTTCCGGTCTAATGTCATTCTTACTGCTCCTCTTGTCATACTTACCCTGCATGGCGCAGAAAAAGTCGCCGAAGTCCAGCACCGGAGCATTCCTCTGCATCGCCAGATCGAGGTGCTTCTTGAGCTTCTTCCTGTCACAATGCGGGTTGTCCCAATGCACATCCGATTGGAGTAGGAACCATTGCTCATCCCCCACCTTGGATAGGTTCACATCGAAGATATGCACATTCCTACTAGCTTCGCGGAATTGCCATTTGCTCATATATGTTTTCCCAGTTCTTGCACGAATCTGTCATATTCCGACAGTTTCAAGTCATTCTTCCTGCCGGGACTGACCGTGCGGTGATCGGTGACATCCTTTATCGTCAACGATAGTTTCTTCATTCTGGGGAGAAGATACTCGATGGCGGACTCAATCATTTCCTTGGAGAGTGGTTCCTCGTAGGTATCCCCCTCAAATGCCAACCCAAGGCTCCAGCTATTCAGGTCGTTCCTTCCCTTCCACCTACTCTTCCCCGCGTGCCATGTCCTCTTGTTGTCTTCTGCTAGGATTGTGCGCTCTCCGTCTCGTTTAACGATACAATGGTAGCTCACCCTGCTCTTTGGGTTCAGACACCACGATACCGATCCTGCGTAGCTACCGGCAGTATGGTGGAGGACTACTGCCTTCGGAGTTATCGCTCGCCCCTTGGAAAAGTTAGGGGTGGAGCGGATAACTTCCTTATAACTGGGCTTCACTTGTCTCGGAGCGTCTTCGTCGGGATTTCGTAGCTGAATGTCCCGAAGTCTGTCGCTATTCCAAAACGCAAGGTTTCGCAGCCAGTTAGCAATAAGATTACCAACATGCATAAAGCTGTCAGAGCAATGAGTGCCCGGTGGTTCATTTCTTCTCCCGGCGAAAGACTTCAATGGCCCCGATGATTCCGATGACCGCCGTGCTGATCGCGGCGAATTGATCGGGGTCAAGCTTCAGCCCGACAAGGGCCAAGATCGTCGTGAGGCCAGCCCACGTTGATTTCTCTTTCAGTCGCTTGAGGATGTAGTCTACGATTTTCATAGGTTCTGTATCTTCTTCCACATATAGACGCATGTCAAGACGCCAGCCACCAAGCCGACGATTGCGCCCGAGATTCGTAATCCTGTTTCAATATGGGGGAGGAGGGAGACTAACACCCCCGAGATGCTAGTCGCGGTTCCGATAACTCCTGTCATGGTAGGGTGGTCGCTCATTGGTCTACTGATGTTGCGAGGATTCTCCCTCTCTTCATTACAATATCATTCGTGCCGGAATGGTTTGCAACCCAGACTGCTACCTCATCATCATCATCCATCTCGATGAGCCAGCTTGTGACGTTCTTGCCTTCTTGGATGTTGCTTCCCGTGAAGGCGCGGCACTCCGTCTCGTCAATCAAGACCCCGTTCTTGGCGAGCTTGATGCCAAGCATTTGGTTGTTCCCTGCCGTGCCATCATAGCTTGCGTAGAAGCGGAAGACCCGTGTGGAGCCGCTTGTATTCTTGAGCGCGAATTGATCCGTGGTTCCCAAGCTCATCCCTACCGCCATGGGGGTGTCGAAATTTGCGACCAGCCCAGTTGGTTGGTAGACGCCCTGTGAGCCAATGTCGATGGTGTCATCCGTGATCCGGCCTGCCTGTCCGCGCAGGGCTACTGCGTAGGGTCCGGTGAATCCTGCCGCAATCGTTTGGCTGATCAGAAGATTCTGCTGGGCCTCGTTCAGCACAGAGAAGCACGCGAAGCTATACGGATTATCGTTGCCGATAGCCGTGGCGATAGTAAGATACCGCTCGTAGTTCAGCGTATCCCAGTTCTTGTCTCCTGTGCAGGCGAGGCTCATACGGCTTCCCATTGACGCTCCACGCGATCAGAGAACCAGACAACCTTCGGTGTCCACTCTCCTTCGGCGGGTTTTGGTAGTTTGACCAGCGGGATGATCTGTGGCTCCACCCAATCTTCCGGCGTGGGATAGGGGGCCAGCGTATCCATGCGTGGCTCGTCGTTCTCATCGAGCACGATGCTGACGAGTTCCTTGGTTCCATCTTGGAATATTACTCCGTATGTTTTCATAGCTTATGTTCCGTAGGCGATTTCGACGGCATCCACGCTTGCAACCCAGCGCCATGTTTCGGCGGCGATACCTGTTACTTCGACCTTGAGTGCGTCGTTGGTGTCGTTGGCGCTCAATGCGATGCTGGTTCCTGCGGCATTATCGGTGCCGATAGTCACAGGCGCGTAGACTTCGCTGGTGGTGCCTGCGACGTTCTTCAAGGCATACTGGCGCAGGTAGTGGGCTACTGCGCTTCCATCCGATTTAATGCCAGAGATATTGATTGTCAGAGCGAGCACTTTGCCGCTGGGGATCGTGAGACGATTATTGGCCTCCAAGAAAAGCTCGGTGGCGGTGTCGTTGGTGGTTTTATTTGCTAAAACGAAACGGCCCCGCTGGGCATCACCTCCGGCGCTAAAATAAATCCCAGATTCAGCCACCATTCCATACCTATCGGATTTTGATACATATCCTAATGCAAAAGAAGAATTGTTAGTAGCCTGTGTTAGATACCCAATGGCAGTCGCATTAGAGCCAGATGCCGTGCATTGCCTGCCTATTGCTGTGCTATAAGAGCCAGATGCCGCGCATTGCCTGCCTATTGCTGTGCTATTAGAGCCGCTTGCTGTGTTGCTTAAGCCTGCAGCAAAAGAATCTGACCCAGAAGCGACTTGAGTTGCTGCTGTTCGATTTGTTTGCAAATCGATCGCTCTTGCGCCCCTCGCATTGCCTCCAACCGCAGTCCCGTCCGGCTTCGGCCCAAGAATGAACGCCCCTGTCCCTTTCGGCGTGAGGACGAGGGCGGAGTCTGCTTGGCTATCATTGTTGACGATAGCCACATTGTTCTGCGTAGCGGTAGTCTCATCATCAATGATGATGGAGGAGTTCTGCACCACTCCGGTTCCCACATCTGCGCGGAGGACGGCGTTGTCTACTGCTCCGACTGATCCAACCACTCCGGTTCCGGTGAGCGTGCCAGCGGAGAGGGTGAGGGCACCTGCGACGGCAATCTCTTCCATCACACCCGTGCCTGCTGTCGTGCGACCAATCAGGCGGTCGGTGTTCATGCTGGTGGAGATGTCGGGATTTGCCCCACCAGAGCTTGTGATCGGCGCGGTGGCGGTGACGGTGCCTACTCCGCTATTGGAGAGGACGCCTGCGGCAAGCGAGAGTCCTGTGCCCACCGTAATCTCTTCTGCCGCGCCTACGCCTGCCGTGGTTCGGCCAAGCATGGTGGCAGTATTCATCGTCAGTCCCGTGGTGGCTGTATACAGACCTGCGCCGATCTTGGCGTTGAAGGTAGACCAGTCTGTAGCGGAGAGTTTTCCGGTATTCGCCGCGCTGGCTACGGGGATGTTGAAGGTGTGGGTAGACCCAGAGCTTACAATGTTGAAGTTCGTGCCCGTGGTGCCGGTGGCGAAGAATTGCACTTGGTCGGTCAGACCATTGAGTGCCGCCAAGCCGGTCGAGAAGGTCGTGATGATTTGGCTCTGCGTATTCCCCTCGGTATTGAGGGTGAGCGTATTTGCTCCCAAGCTACTCCCAATCACGCGGACTGCCAGCCTGTCGGTCAGAGCCAGCGTGGTGGAGGCGGGGACCGCCACCGTCAAGAAGTGGATATCCGGCGCGGTATTGGAGATCGTTGTGGCTTGGCTGGTAGTGCCAATCTGGGTGAATGCCGCGCCATCGTATTTGTATAGCTCCACCGAGACTTGCGGGCTACCTGCGCTGGTCTGGCAGTAGAGTTGGAAGGTAAAGTTACCCTGCGGGATTTGGAGCAGGGATGGATCATTGACATCCGTAATAAAGAATGCCGTGTCTGCTCCCGTGGTCAGCGCAAAGTCTGTCTGCGATGCGCCTGCGGGGATTTTGTTGATCTCATAGTATTGGTCGCCGAGGATCGTCCCTTGGCTAACCGAGCCATTGAGGTAGTAGCTCACCGAGCTTCCACCGCCAGCAGCCACAGGGAAGTTGCTGATCGTGGCATCTCCACGGATGTATTGGTTCGCCGTGCCGTAGCCAATAGCCACAGGCCCATCCACATCTTGGATGTCTAGCGTGCGGGTGGTCGCCGCGCTAATGGCACTAGCCTCAAACTGGAATTTCTTCGTCTTGTCTCCGTCATCGAAGATCGTGAACTTGGCATCGCTGAAGACGGGGGCACCGGGGGCATTGTCGAACTTGCCGGTGAATGGATTGAATTTGTATGGCATGGCTTAACTCAAGGTTACGGTGTCGAGCAATGCGTCATCATCAACTGGAGGTTGGGTGGGCGTGTAGGTGAGCGTAAGTGTGCCCACAGTTGTCCCGCCCGAGCCGCCATCTTTGAAGGCCACAGTCTGGATATTATTGGTCCCAGCGTAGTAGTCAAGGTCGATGAAGTCGTATGGAGGAATCTGGAAGCCTTGCGCGGCTTGGATCGCTTGTTCAATGGCTACTCCTTGCTGGAGGAGTTCCCAATTCTGCACATCTTCCGTGCTTTCCTTGAAGCAGTTTTCACTTAACATATTTTTGGATTTGGTTTGCGGCGGGGGGTCGGACCCCATCGCGGGTTATCGTTACCGATATTACGGTGCAACAATCGTAATGACCAACGTGGCAGAGCCGGTTCCAGCACTATTCGTGGCGGAGATGGTCACATTGTAGGTTCCAGCAGTTGTCGGAGTCCCGCTGATCAATCCGGTATTCGTGTCTACGCTCAATCCAGCAGGCAAGCTCGTCGCATTGAAGCTGGTCGGATTGTTCGTGGCGGTGATCTGGTAGGACAACGGAACGGTCTCGGTGCCAGCCAAGGTCAACTCGCTCGTAATAACGGGCGGGAAGAGCAGGGCGAGGACATCGTTGAGTTGGTCCCATTGCTGGGGTTCCGTAAGCTGAACGAAGCAGTTCTGGGTCAGATACTCTTCAGTCCCAACGATCTTATGGAGAACATCATAGAACTGGTAGAGTTGCGCCGATGAATTGGATGCGGCAAAGCACCCGAGACTCACGGGCTGCGATTCAGGCACAAAACTATTCAGCGTGAGAAGCCACTGGTAGCTCCAGTTGGCTGGAGGTGTGTCGGTGAAACAAGCCATGGTTTTATTATGGGTTTACCCGCCCCTTGGGAGGGGGATCGCTCCCCCTCCTTGGGTTTGGGTGGGTGGGTTAGACCACAATGTCGCCAACACCTTCGCAGTTGTAGCAATCAACCGGCTCGGTGGGAGGCGTGTAGTCATTCAGCGGGCAGCAGGAACCGTAGAGGTTCTTGGTCTTGGGCAGGCGGTGCAGGAAGACGTGGATCAGAGTCGGGTCTTTGACCTGCGCGGCGAGGCGGAACTGGGCTTGGTAGTAACCCATCTTCCTCCAGCGGTTGCACTCCCAATCGGGGTTCTTCCACTCCCAATCGCCAGCGTAGTTCTGGGTCTGCATCTGCGCCTGACCGTAGCCAGTAGCGGAAGGCATCGTCCACTTGACCATCGCTTTGTTGACCATCGCAACCGAGATGGCGAAGTCGGCATTGGCGTAGTCCTTGTTCGGGACATACGAGCAACCGTTCTCCTGCACAACCTTGGTGTAGCGAGGCACGCGGACGAGGACTGCCCACGTATCGGGATCGGCGGGATTGAACTCACCCTGCGGCTGATCGGGAGCCGCGTTGAAGCGGGCCGCGTTGATGTCGTAACCGAAGGCGTAGTCGCCAATGACGCGGTTGACACCCAGCTTGAGGCTGGAGAGGCGGGCGTCGAAGTCGGTGTTCGCATCCCAGTAGCCATTGTTGCGCTTGGCTTGGAAGTAAAGCGCACGACCAACACGGGGATCGGGGATCACGATGTCGAGAAGCTGCATGCCAGTCGTCTCGGCGATGTCCAGACGGAAGGCATCGTCTTCGTTCTGAAGCTCGATGAGCGCATCGTCCAGCATGTCGAGGGACAGGTAGGAGATCTTCACCAGATCGGCAGGAGCCACCTTCACCTTGACGGTGCAGAGGTCGTAGCCAGCGGTGTTATCTTCGGTGTGCTGCGGGATGAACCACGCCTGATCGTCGAGGAGACCACAGTAGGTTCCATCCTCGGTGGTGAGACCGACCCACTTGTGTCCAGCCTGACCAATGTAGTTGGCGCGGAGGAACTCTTCGTGGACGTTCTTGGTGATGCGGGCGTTGCTCTCCTCGAACTGGAGGATTTCCTCAGCAGGGAAGAGACGGTAGAGCAAGGACTCGACGCAAATCCAGTCGGTGTGCATCTCTTTGCGGAGAAGCTCGAAAGTGTAGCTTTCGGTGCCGGGGCGCTGGATAAGCTCGCTATTGGTCGCGCAGGAGTCCGTGGAACAATAGGTGTCGTTGATCTTGTTGAACGGGGTGCAGGGATCGTGGAACCCACGGCCAAAGCGGAAAGCCTTCTGCTCGGTGGTGTGGTTCAGCGGCCAAGGCTGCTCCTCGAAACGGGTGAAATACGTCGAGTTGGTGACGAGCTTCTTCACGTAGAGGTCGTTGAAATACTCACGGCCCTCACGGAAAAAACTATCCAACTCTTCGCACGAATTGAAGATGACGTTTGCCATATGATTTATTCTGTTTGAGTTATTTGGTTTTGGTTCAGGTTCGCACTTGCTCCACGGATCGAAACCCCAAAGCGAGTGCTTGGTTTTTCGAGCCGGAGTCTACCCTCGGTGTCCTTGCGGACCTGTCCGGAATACCGTTTGTCTGCGAGATCGGTGACTCGCCAGCCAGAGTGGACTGATCCCCCTAATCGCTCACGCTTTCGGCTTACTCTGTATGCCCACCACTACAACACTATTATTACCCTGTCAAACAAAAAAAGAGGGGGAAAGATTTTTACACCTCTCCCCCTCCTTATTCTCGCCTTCCCCAGCGAGAATTTATGCGGTAGCAAGTTTGCGCCCCTGCGGGCTGAACCTAGCGAGCTTCTCCGCCAACCCCTCGGGCAGAGTCAGCTTCCTCTGCGGTGTATCCGTGGTCGAGGAGGTGCTGTTCACGCTTGAGCTTCCCTTGAGCTTGGTGATGTATTCATCCTTCTCCTTCAGCATCTCCTGCTGGGCTTTGACAAGGGCTTGGAGCTTCTTGTAGACCCGGCCTTGGTTGATGAGGCGGTTCATGTCATCCACCGTGGCGGGGTCATCGCTCTGCTGGGTAGCCGAGAGGGCGATGGCATCATCTTTAGATGTATCATACTTAATGCCTTTCTCCTTCATGTAGCTCTCGATTTCGTCGGAAATTTGCACCTCTTTTTCCGTCAATTCCTGCTGGGCTTTGTAGCTTTCCCTCCACGTATTGATGAACTGGGTGCGGGCCTCCAATTCCTTCTGCTTCGCCGTGCGGGTGATCTCCTGCTTGGTCTGCTCAAAGTCATACAAGGCTTGGGCGTGACTCTCCGTAGCCTGCATGAAGTTGTCGACGTAGTTGAGGAACCTGCTCTGCTTCACTAGCGGGAGGGAATTGACAATCTCCTCCAGAGCCTCATCCCTTTCCTTGATGGCAAGCTGGCGGTCCTCCTCGTTGGTATGCTGGAACTGGGCGGCATTCGCCGTGACCGCTTTGCTGAATAGAGCGTTGAGTTGCTGGTCGGTTCCAATCAACTTCTTAGCCTCACCATAGTTTTGGTTGATGGGTTTAAGATACTTGTCTTGGAAGTCCTTGTTGCTGGTCAGATCGTAGAAGTCCAGCTTGCTGCGGAGGTCTTGAATCTCCTTGGAAAGTTGGGATTCCAGTTCAGCCTTCTGCTCGTTGGCTTTGTTCAACTGCTCTTGGTAATGATTAGCCTCCTGCGTGGTCTGGCTGTTCTTCACCAATTCCTCAAGCTCGGCGATCTTGGCGGTATACTTGGGAACCTCGTCATTCTTGAACTTCTCCAACTCCTCCTTGAGTCGGCGGTTCTCCTCTATCTGCTTCTGCACGAAACCTTTTTTCTTTTTCTCCGGTTGGATCAGTTCTCTCGTCTCCTTCTGATCGGAGGACTCTTCGGCATTATCGTCAACGATAGTCTCCTCGCTCTGTTCCTCGCGGATGCGACCAAGCATGGGATCATTCACATTCTCCCCGCTGGGTAGCCCAGCCTCGGTTTGCTTGCGGGTGAATTTGGCAATCAGATCGGCGGGGGTTCCTTTGATCGGAATCTCCGCTTTCTTCTTCATGTCGCTGATGATTTCTTCGGTTTCGTTTGTATCACTCATTTTCGTCTAGGTCTGGGTCGATGGTTGTTTCCACGGTTTGTTTGGTTTTCCTTTTAGTGGTCTTTCTGAACTCACCCTGCGCGTCATTGCCCATGAAATCAATCGTGGTAATGGCATTGCGGAGTGTGTCGATTCCACTACTAGGCGCTACTCGCATCAACAGGTATGCCTGTAATGCATTCCATTGTTCGTGCGCGACAATAGCCGCACACAATGGCTTTATTGCTTCTTCATTCATTCAGTTGGTGTTGCCGGGGGGCGTTCGGGTGATTCCTCTTCGGTCTCTGCTGCCATCTCGCCTTGCTGCTCTGCCATTTTCCTCTGAATTTCCAACCTTGCCTTTGCCTTCTGGAGACCCAATTGGGTGATGCCTTGGGTCTTGCGCTGCTCGGTCCTTTGGGCGTGGCTAGTAGCGGCCTTGCCGATGGCGATATCCGCGAGCTTCTGCTTGGTGTCGATCTCGATGCCGGATTTCGCGGCGAGGTATTGGAGCTTGAGGTCTTCCTCGGACATTCCAGCGCCTTGGTTCTGCGCTTCGGCCTGCGCCATTTCTTGGTAGACAGAGTTGAGTTCGTCTCCCAGTTTCCCGGCCTCGCCCATGCCCTGCATGAATTGCTTGAGGAAATCCTTCTTGCCCTCGTCTTTGGCGATGAATTCCACATGCGCCATGATGTGGCCACCCTTGAATTGGATGGAGCGGACTGCCTTGGCAAGCTCGTCAATATCCGCCATGCCTGCTTGGACCGCCTGCATGTTGGTCTGAATCTGCAACATGAGATCGGCGAAGTGACCCTGCGCGTGTTCAACATGCGGATCGGTCGGTAGCACAGGGAAGTTGGCGGGGTTCACGAAGACATCGGTCATACCAGCATTCTCGAAACCAATGATCCTGTCCGTATCGTCGATTTTGACCATCTTGGTATCCCGATACCTAGCCACGTTGTCCCTGCCAGCAAGTGCCGCGATTGCGTCCTTGACTGCATTCTCTTGCCCCTCGTTCGCCGGGGTAACAGATGTTAGCCCAACCAGCTTCTCGGCGACGATCAGCTTGTAACTCGGGCTTCCTGCTCCGTTGATCAGATTGGAGCGGACGCTGGTAATGTTCTTCCACTTGGCGGCTTCCTTCGGTGTGCCGAGTTCCTCCAAGATTTCCCAGAACTTCTGGACATATTCCCACCCGTCATCATCCCTAGTCGATGATACGAATCGGCGGTAAAGCTCGCGGAAGTATAGCGTCTCGCATTCGTTGAACCTTCTGATCTGTGTGCCGGATAGTTTCGCGGATTCGGCGGCATCCAGTTCCGCTTCGCCCTTGGTCCTCTGCTTGCCTCCCGAGGTGGGTGCGTTGATTCGATATTGCCCCATCCCACGATAAAGATCGCCCATGTAGAATTGCATGAATTGCATGCTCTCCTGCACGGGAAGCTGAATCCTGTTCTGCGCGAACTTCGCCCCATCGGGCATGATGCTCATCGGCAACCATTCCATCTGCTTGAGCATCTTGGTCGCATCGGGGGACTGACCCTCCAAGAGAAGCATGGAGTTGAGTCGCACCGCATCCACGATGCTGTTCATCGTAAAGTCATACTGGCGGCAGGCTACGAAGGCAGACTCCGCTTGGCTCTTGATATCGTGGAAGAGTCCGCTACCAACCGAGTCGGTGAGCATGTAGAGAATCTGGTCCCAACTATCATACATCCCCACCTTGAGGCACAAGAATCCATGCTGCTCTCGGACCAATTCCTCGCTGATCTTCTCGCCGGGGCGCAGGTTGTTGTTGATATACTCCGTCATCGGGTAGTAATCCTGCAAGATCACTCCCTTGCTGATCTTACCATCAAACTCCCTCCAGTAGATTTCGTAGAGATCAATCTTCTGATTCACAGAGAGCGACCAGTTGAAGCTCGACTCGCTGATCATGCGGAAGAAATCTTCCCGCGTGCGGTTGTGCTCTGAAAATGCCCTGTGGAATCTGATCGCGTCAATTACGGCGTCGATGTTCCATCCCATGTCTTTCGCAGCCTGCCCCTTTTCAACGATTTTGTAAAGTTCGTAGGGGGTCGGTCGGCGGCGAACAACGAACTCCTCAAGATTGCTGAAATCAATTTTGATATCGTCGGGAAATAATATGTCAGAAAGGAATACATGCTTGGGCATCCATCCGACTGGACTCTCCCACATTCCGATTCCCTTCCCGTAGAGCAGCATTTCTTCAAGGTCTTGCTCTTTGTTATAGAGATAGCCGGGCCACTCGCGGATCGCTTGATCGAACGCTTGAGTGATGTTCTCCGAGTGGATGAGCCTTTCTTTTTCGTTTCCATACTTTGTCTTGATGCTGGCGCAGGCTTGCCTCTCGGTGATCACATCGTAGTAGCTTGCCTTCTGGTTGTTTACGATAAACTCTAAAGCCCCCCAATTAACATTCGACGAAAATGGAAGAGTTTTTTGCGCGAGCCTGCTGTAGTCTGTGGGCGGGAAGCGTTTGTAGTTTTTGTATAGTCTGATCCTCTTGTTCTCGCGCCCCACATTGTTCCTCGCAAGGTTGTCCGCGATGCTCCAAGCATGGTTGCTGGATGAGATTCGTGTCTTTGGCGGGTTACCGTCTTCGTCTAAAGTGAGAAGCGAAAAGTTGTCTGGGCCTATGGAGAGTGGCATGGTTTGTTATTATCGTTGACGATAGTTGAATTACAAGATTTTATTCATTCTTTCCCTGCGGCGACCGCAAGCCTTACACCCCTTCGCCTTCCGTTCCAGCTTGGTGCCTGTTACAGAATCTATGACGCGTGCCATGGAGTGTATAACATTTGCAACCACATCGCCGGATTGGGGCCAGCATCGGTCTTCGGGTTGGCGGGCGCAGATTTGTTGCTCGACCTGATACTCCAGATCGACGGGGACTTCCACGGCATTCGCCCTCATATCCTTCTCGATATTTGAGATCAAGTTGTTCCAAGTCGATCCCCATACCGTGGCGGGGAAATCAAGCCCGTCTCTCTTGAGGGTATACTTGTAGAACCAGCCCCCGACCGGCCCTCTGTTGCGATCCTTGAGTTTCATGCTTGATGTAAACAAACTTTTATTGTTATGTTGGTCCGATGTCAAGTGTAAACGGTCGGGAAAAATACGGGATGTTCTTCCCAGCGGAGATCGACGATCTCGGAATTGAACTCTATTGCTACGCCCTCACTCGCGGGAGATATGGTAAGTGGCTGCAACGAGAGAAAAGTATCGACCTCGCGGATTACAAGCTACTCACTCCATTCGAGCATTTTATCAAAGCTGTCCAAATCCAATGGCCGCGAGATGTCTCTATCAAGAATCGTGGGTATACCAACACCCAATTGCTCCGGACCTTGGAAGAACTCTGCAATAACGACGATGTGGTTCTCGCCGGGGCTGCGAGTATGGGGAAGTCTTTCCCTGTAGCCCTATGGGTTCTCCTTGATTGGTGTGCGGCTCCCTTCTGCACCTCCTCATGGGTGGCGACTACCACTATCGGTGCTTCTGAGGATCGTATCTGGGGTATCATCGCAAAGCTCTGGAAGCTCCAGCGGGTGCGCTTCGGGCAGTTGATTGATTACCGCCACATGATTGTCTGGGATGGCGCGGAGGGGGATGATGAGCGCGACTTCCAGAATGCCATCAAAGCCCTTGCTTTCGAGAAAGGGTCCGCCGGGCAGAAGGCTATTGATACCACCCGTGGTCGTAAGAACCAAAGAGTAAGGATGGCGATGGATGAATTGCCCGAGATGGAGATGGGCGCGATTACCGTGCGCTCCAACCTCGCCTCCAATAATGACAAGGTCTTCATCGGTATCGGCAACCCATCCGTAGGCGACAATCCCCATACCCGTTGGTGTTTGCCCAAAGGTGCTACCAACTTCGATGGGGTGAATATGGATATGGAGAGGTGGGAGACCGAGACCGGAATCTGCCTCTTCTACAATGGGATGAAGTCGCCGAATTTCCAAGCTCCCGAGAATGAGCCTTCCCCATTCCCGTTCCTCATGGACCGCGAGAAGCAGGCTGATATGCTTCGCCTCGCCTACGGGGATGCGGACTCCGTGGACTATATGCGGAATGCCATCGGGTGGTGGCCGAAGTCCGGCTTCGCTCAGACTATTCTCACCGCAGATGTGATCAGAAATGCCAATACCAATGAAGAACCACTCTGGGACTCTGAAGGTATGGTGAAAGTGGCGGGGTTTGATACTGCCTTTACCGCCGGGGGGGATAGGTGCGTTCTCTCTGTGGGTAAGCTAGGATTCGTGCGCGGGACCAAGAACAAAGTTCTCTACCTAGAGAAGCAACACATCATTCAGATTTCCGCAACCGCGAGTGCCGAATTTGAAGTGCAGTTAGCTGAAAAAGTAGTCGAAATCTGTCGGAATTCGGGAATAGCACCACATCGCTTCGGTATGGATGTCTCTGGCGATGGTGGGCGGGTCGGGCAGGCTATCATCCGCGAGTGGCTCAAGTATGACCAGAGTGGACATAGTATCGTGCTCATCTCTTCCATGGGAAAACCAACCGACCGAATCGCCGCCGAGGTCGATAAACGGCCATGTAGTGAGGTCTATGATCGCCTTGTCTCCGAGTTCCACTACTCCCTATACCACGGATTCCGCAGCCGCGTGATCTTTGGTGTGGACTATGCCAGCGAGCTAGGTAGGGAGCTATGCCTCCGTAGATACGACATCAAGAATAAGAAGATCAGTATCGAAACCAAGAATGATTACAAGGCTCGCGTGGGTTCATCGCCGGATTTGGCCGATTCCATGGCCTACCTCGTCGAGCTTGGGCGCAGGTTCGGCCTCGTATTTATCGGTAACGATAAAGTAATGCCGACTAACCGATTCTGGGCTAGAGAAGAAAAGCCTGTCGAGATCGTTGAAGAATACTCTTCAGACGACTGGGGCGAGGATTAAGCCGCCTCCCATTGGCGCTCTACCCGATCCTCAAACCACACGACGACTGGCTTCCATTCGCCCTCCTCCGGCTTGGGGAGCTTGACCAGCGGAATGATCGTGGGTTCCGCCCAATCCTCCGGTGTCGGGTATGGGGCCAAGGTATCCATGCGCGGGTTCCCTTCGTCATCCAATACAATCGAGATGAGTTCTTTTGTGCCGTCTGCGAATACTACTCCGTAAGTCTTCATAATTATGTTCCGTAAGCTACCTCCACCACATCGACAGACGCTACCCAGCGCCATGTCTCTGCCGCGATTCCAGTTACTTCCACCTTTAAGGCATCATTGGTATCATCCGCTGTGATGCTGATGCTGGTGCTGGCGGCTTCATCTGTGCCAATGGTGTTCACTGTCCCGACGAGCGAGGTGGTCGCCGAGACATTCTTAATAGAGAACTGGCGGATGTAGCTTGCTGCTGCGCTACCGTCGCTCTTAATACCAGCGATATTGATTGTGCCCGTGAGGTATTTGCCGCTGGGGATCGTGAGGCGGGTGGAGGAGCCATCCAAGAAAAGCTCGACTGCGCTATCTGTCGTCGTCTTGTTCCGCATGACGAAGCGGGCGCGTTGAGCATCGCCATCGACTGCAAATCGTCCAGCGCAATGAGCTATTGCGCCATGCCTGTCAGCTAATGCTTGGTAGCCAATAGATGAGGAATAATTTGCATTGGATGTATTTTCTCGCCCGCCTATTGTTGTTGAGAAACTACCGCTTGCTACATTTGTAACTCCACCAGCAATTGCTGAATTTCCTGATGCTTGTGAATTCAGTCCTCCAATAACAATACCGTATGAACCGCTTGCTGTATTGTCTCGTCCACCACAAACGACACCGGAAGAGCCAGTTGCGCTATTTCTCCAACCACCTAGCAGCGCAGAATTTGCTGCGCTTGCAACTTGCGCTGCACTTGTTCTTTGAAGCTGCAAATCAACTGCGCTTGCTCCCCTCGCATTCCCTCCAGTTGTAGTCCCGTCCGGCTTCGGACCAGCGATGAGTGCCCCCGTGCCTTTCGGCGTGAGGACGAGGGCGGAGTTGGTTTCGCCTGAGTGCTGGTTGGTAATGGCGACATTGGCTTGCGTCGTAGTATCGGCATCGTCAATATTGATGTCGCTCCCCTGCGCCGTCACACCTCCAGTCCCATCCGCCCTAGGAACAGCATTGTCCACCGTGCCTACTGTGCCTTCGATAGTCCCAGAGCCGCCTACGATTGCTTCCGCCCCACCAGAGTCTTGAATGTAGGCTTTATTATCACTCTTGATATAGAGGGCTGCGTCACCAGTATTCGGGGTAAGCCCAGTAGAGTGCGTGAAGATCGCGGCGTTTGCGAAATGTCGGTCGGGAGATGCCATGGTTCACAAGACTATGCATACTCTTTCGCGCTATGCAAGGCGTTTTATCGGTGACGATAAAAAAGAAATTTGCGGTAGGGACGAGCGTGCACACTCTATATGCATCGAGTTGCCAAGGTTATGGTCACGTAGGCTTGAGCCTCTCTAGGTGGACCCTCGACCTCGATGTGCCTCACATGCTTCAACACGCAAGCGGTGCTTTGCGCTCCACATTAGAGGTCATCCGGTATCCTGCATACCTACCGCAAAATTGGGTGCGATGGAGTTCACCTCACCTAGAGCTACGACTATCTAGCGTGCCGCCCTCAATGCTCCACCGCAAATTCATGTCAAAGATCAAGTCTGGCTTTACCTACCACTATTCAAGCACTCCTTCAAGCTCAAGAAGATTCGCCGCCTCCTCCTTCATCGTGATCAAGGACAAGACATCCCCCTCGTAGGTCTTCTCCAAGTGCTGGATTTTCTCGATATCCTTCTTCTTGATCCAGCAGTCCGCGAAGTCTTGGCGGAAGCGAATCTTATCTGGTTTCTCGTCGCTGATGAATCCTTTGCAGGTGATTAGTGATTGGAACATAATTAGATGAATTGGTAGATTAAATAGCCTCGCTCTTTAGCCCATGCTCGGTTTGTTTCTATTCTTGTGTGGCAAGGGCGGCATACCGCCATGAAAGTGGATGATACACATAGGTTTTTTCCTCTTTTACTTTTGTGATGTATGTCGGTTGCTTGCCCGCCGCACACTTCGCACATCCCGTTGACTTTCTGGAGATATTCTTTTCTGACCTTGGCATACTCTTTGTTCTTCTCTTTACGCGAATTAGAAACAGGCTTCAGCCTGCCGCCTCGCCTCTTGAACCCCCGCTTTGCTTTGAGCGGTTTCTTTCTTTGCATATCCCGATGATCCTCTCTATCTGCTCCATCTTCAAGATGCTTTTGTGATTGATCTCAATCTGGTTGATGAATGATCCCGTCGTGCCCACGATCTTCCCCAACTGGCGAACCGTGAGACCCATCTTCGTCCTCGTCTCGCGCAACTGCCTAGCGAATGCCGCCCGGCCCATATCCTTCACCAGCTTGCTGTGCCTGCAAGCATTCTCGTAGGCGTGGTAGGCTTGCATCAATGGGTGGTCTGACATAGTTCTGCGTAGCTTACCAATTTTTGTTGACGGGTCAAGGGCATTCTGATTATCGTTGACGATAATGAATGAAGAACACCCCTCCACCATCATCGCCGACCACCTACTCGCCTCCGTCCACTTCACCACGCTGGCAAGCCACATGATGCTGGCCAACCTAGTAAGCTCGCCACTCTACCTCCACTACAAGGTCAAGAACCCGCCGGATACCGATATCGTCATGGCAATCCGCGAGGGAGGAGAAGCAATCCTCGCCGCCCACATCGGAGACGATGACTCCATCCACCTCGTAGAATTGGAAGCCGATGCCCAGAACTTCGATATCGAACGCATGCGCCACCAATTCAGTTTCGAGGTAAAACAGGATTGCGAGAATGCTTGGGGAAGGATCAAGGAAAAACTCAACGTATGGTGCGAGGGTGGAGCGGAAAGCGTCGTGCTGGAGGAAAAAGATATTGACACCCCCGACGAGTAGGGTAGTCTGATCAACGTAGGGAGCAATCCCTGCCGTCTGCGTGAAGAACAGACGAGAATCAGAAGAAATAAATTGAACCAACAAACTATATCGCGGCTCCCTTACCGATAATTCTTCACCCGTCAGTTCGCCGGTCTTCTGGTCGGTAAGGGGGCGCGGCCCTCATATAAAATGAATCCATTAGAAAAAAACGGAGGTATCTTCGTTCGCAGTAAAATCATCAAATTGACCATCCTTAATGATAGGAAGAAACAAGTATTCGCCGTCATTGATAATTACGATGGCGGGTTTGACGAGAAAGACATCCAATCTGTCGCCGACACAATTGGCATCACAGAGACGCAAGCGCATAACGCATTTATGACGCTGGTCGGACTTCGGTTCTTGAAACTCAACAAGGACAAGAGGTGGGCGCTGAATGAAGACGCAAATTGGGAGGAGGGTTCAAAATGAGCTTTACTGCTAAAACAATTATCCGCCAGAAGCGGACACGAAACTACACGATCATCCCGAATGATATGCTGAACAACGAGGCTTTGAGCTTTAAGGCCAAAGGCATTCTTACCTATCTTTTGTCCAAGCCGGACAATTGGAATGTCTACATGGGACAGTTGGCGAAAGCATCCAAGGACGGATACGAGGCGGTATGTTCTGGAGTCACCGAACTCATGGAGAGTGGCTATGTCTTTCGCAGGCCAATCGGCGGGGACAATCCCGGCGGTTGGGAGTATTTCGTTTATGATGAGCCTCAATCGGTGAACCCGTTCGGACTCGCGGAAAACCCGACTCCGGAAAATACGGACTCGGTAAAACCCCGTATTACTAATAAAGGAGATAGTAAAGCAAGTAAGGAAAAGAAACCAATGAGAGAAAGCAGCGTCAACCGATACCCAAATGACGAGTTCATCGCTCGCCTAAAGGAAATCCATCCCAACATCAACATCGACACCGAACTCCGGAAGATGGACGCTTGGCTTTTATCTCACCCCAAACGACAGAAGACTCGCGCCTTCATCACGACTTGGATCAACCGTTGCGCTACGCCGAGGCCCGAGAAGGAAGAAACGCCCCGCCTCCCCAACGGTGAGATAGACTGGGCGAAAGTGAAACCCCGCGATTGAGATTATCGTTACCGATAAAATGAAAACAGCACCAATACACAGAAACGCGGAGATTGGTTCCCTCTCGCTGATCGCCAACGACCCCGACATACTTGGCTGCCAAGTCTGGCATAGCGATTATTTCGCCCTAGAAGACCACAGGAGCGTCTTTGATGCGATCCAAAGGGTCTACCAGCGGACGAACGACTGCGACGAATTCTCGACCATTTCAGAGCTAGAGTCGATGGGTGTGCTTGAGAAGCTCGGCGGCAGGGATGCGGTGATGGATATCCTCTCCGCCCATACGATCAAGAAGAGTGATATCGGCAAGGAGATGGCGGAGGAATACCGCCGCCAGTTGGTCCGCTACCGTGGCTACCGCGATTCCCTTGTCTTGATGCAGGAGTATGAGCCGAAGATTAGGCGGGGGACTGCCGACATCTCGGAGTTCGCCGAGAAGCTATCCGCCACCCAGCGGGACCGCAATGCCACCCTATCGACGGCAAAGGATATCGCCCACAAGCTGGTGGACCAGATGGAGGGTAAGCTGGACCGTCCTTGCTTCCCCACCGGGCTTATCTATCTGGATAGGAACATGAAGGGTGGGATGCACGGTGGCGAGCTACTCACCGTGGCTTCCGAATCCGGCGGGGGAAAGTCGATCTTCATGGTGCAAGCCGCCCTCGCCAACCTCATCGAAGGCAAGTCGGTCTTGTTCTTCTCTCTGGAGATGGATAAGACAGACATCTTTGAGAGGATGGTTGCCAGCACGGCTAGCCTGCCCATCCGCTCCCCAGATGAATACAAGACCACCCACAAAAACGAGATACCCCTCATCTCCAAGGCGATTATGAAGCTCAAGTCGAAATCGTTGATTATCGTTGACGATATTACCGACCTATCCTCGATCATCGCGGAGTCCGAGAGGCTCAATATGCTTGGCAAGGCTGATGTGATTGTGGTCGATTACCTACAAATCGTAGAGTCGTCGGACGCCGACAGCCGCGAGCAACAAGTATCGGATATCGCTAGGAAGCTCAAGAACTTGGCCACCAAGCTCAAGGTTCCCATCATCACGGGAAGCCAGTTGAACGACGATGGTAAGGTCCGCGAGTCCCGCGCCATCAAGCAACACTCCAACCAACTCATCCTGATCAAGCACTCGGAGAAGAAGTCTGTAGTCTTCGTGGACAAGAATAGACGAGGAGCGAGGAACTATTCCTTCCAAATCGAGATGGACGGGGAAATCAGCAAACTCAAGGAAGCATGACAACCGACGAAGCATATCTGAAGGCATACCGCCTACTCGACAAGGCCACCCAAATCTGGGAGCGCAAGATCACAGAGAAGTATCACATTGCCGAGCAGCACTACAAGGATGCGGTATTCCTCAAGGAGTTCTACTTTGACAACAAAAAGGAATTGACAGAAGACCTCTGCCCATTCTAGACTGACCACGATGAAAGCGACGTTGGAATTCAATTTGCCCGAAGAGATGGATGAACACAGCTACGCTTTAGCTGGAACGGACGCCTTACTGGCAATCGAGGATTTGCTGAACGAAATCCGCTCCTTCCTCAAGTATGGTGCTGGTGAGTTCGGTGAGTTCAAGACAGAAGTCTGGAACGACGAAACCGAGCAATACGAGCCGAAGACGGTCAATGGTTGCCAGCATACCTTGGAGAAGGTATCTGAATACCTCTACGAGCAGAAACAAAACCGCAGACTACCAGACTTGGTATGAAGGCAATCGACTTCTTCGATGCGGATGAGCTAATCCATTGCTCGTTCCGCTACTTCCTCGGAAGGCGAACAATCGCAACCTGTGCATTCGCCAAAGACTTGGCCAAGGCGTGGGACCACTTGATGCCCACAACAAGGGAAATGATCGGGCAAGAACTCCTCAAGGCTTACGAGGAGGCGGAAAAGAAACCAGACTGGGAACCATTAGGTGACGATTGCGACCGTGAGGCGTGGGACTTGGTGAAGGAAAAGGCAATCAAATTTCTGACAGAAAAGAAATGAAATACGAAAAAAGAGTGACAAAACTAACGGTATTGCCAGAGGGCGAAAAGCTATTCAGCGAAGCCGCGACCGATATCGTCATTGAAGACGAGGCCGCTGGCGAGTTTGTGCGGGTGGTCCAAAGCGACGATAACGCAGCGATGGGCACGGTCCAGATAACTCCCGATGAATGGCCCGTTCTTAGGGAGGCGATTGACCAAATGATTAAGGATTGCCGAGATGATCAACTCCCGACAGAAGGGTAAGCGCGGTGAGAGACTCTGGCGGGACGAACTCCTCGCCCAAGGCTTTACCGCCCGCCGTGGTCAGCAATACGCTGGCGGCATAGAAAGCCCGGATGTCATCTGCGAGGAACTAAACAACCTCCACATGGAGGTCAAGTTCGTGGAGAACCTCAGCCTTGATAAAGCATTCGATCAGGCTTATAGAGATTCCGGCGGGAAGCAATTCATCGTCGCGCACAAGAAATCCAATAAAGACTGGAAAGTTACCATGTCGGCTGACCTGTTCTTCAAACTACTACGAGATGGGATGGAAGCTATAAAACTATGAAAGGTAAAAAGAAAGTAGAGAAAGTAATGCGGGAATACTCGAAAGGTAAACTGCACTCGGGTTCCAAGAAGGGGCCAGTCGTCAAGTCGCGCAAGCAGGCCGTGGCAATCGCCATGTCTGAAGCGGGAATGTCCAAGAAAAAAAAGAAATGAAATGCACTATCTGCGGGTGTGATCTCAAAGAGAAAGCATTTTCTTTAAGTAAAATCAAAAGAGCAATTATAGGATTCTTCTTCAAATGAAAAAAGGATTGTATGCCAATGTTAACGCAAAAAGGAAGCGCATCGCAGCGGGTAGCGGTGAGAAAATGAGGAAGCCCGGTAGTAAGGGCGCACCTACAGACAAAGCATGGCGGGAGTCAAAAAAGACTGCGAAGAAGAAGTAATATGGAAAAGCGATTCAAGAAGGTGGTAAAAAACCCCAAGACTGGTAGGACTAAAACGGTCAAATACGGGCAAGCTGGCAAGGCTAAAGATGGTGGTGATCGTATTCGTCCGGGCACGGCCAAGGGTGACGCATATTGCGCTAGGTCATTGAAAATCAAGGGCAACTGGAAGAATGATCCAAACTCCCCTAATAATCTTTCGCGCAAGAAGTGGAAGTGCCGGGGTGCCAAATCAATGAAATGATCTACTCCAAGATAGGCGCAATACCATACCACCTTTACATACAGGTGGACTCACGCTTTACCCACGAAGAAGACTGTGGGTGGCAGGAAGCCATGTGGGTCGGGATTACCTCGATCCCCGGCAGGATGTGGGGGCTGAATGTGATCTTCCGCGAGGGCGGTATGCTCTACCGCAATATTCCACCACACGCGGTATCATTTGATACCAATTGCGGGAGGGATTGGGCCGCGCCACAAGCTCAACTCTGGGACTGCTACTCCTACCACTTCACAGCCATTGAGAACCCCATCCTCAAGGGGATCGGAATGAACGCCAAGATCGGCGATACCATCCACTCCGGTATCTACCTCTTTGAGGTGACTCACTTGGAGGAGGGGTGGAGCAACTGCCCAGAGCAAGATAAAACGTTTTACTTTATCCAGCTAGACAATGGTAGGCTGACCATCCAACCCACCAACCGGATTACTTTCATTGATGATTCTTTCATCAAGCCATTGGACAAACTTCCCATGCTCAAATTATCGTCAACGATAAATTCCTGCGAATGAAACCATATCCTACTTGGACATGCAAAGAATGCGGCCTGAAGCACGGAAGCGGCCAAAGGGCAGTCTCCACTTGGCATTTTGGCAAGTGTGATGTCTGCGAAATCCACGATGTCGTAACCCAGCCCCGAGACTTCGGAGGCTTCAAAAACTGGAACAAACATGGAAATAAGAGAATACTGCCCGGCCTGCGAGATCAGTTGGCGTGACCACCTTGGAGTAGCTGGAACCTGCGCCAAGTGCATGGCATGGGAGAATATGGCGAAGGAACTAGCCGCCATTCTTTACAAGGATGAGATCACCCGGCAAGACAGGGAGCGCATCCTTGGAGAGTATGAGAAGCTGAAATTTCTCCAGAGGTAACAAAAAAGTGTTGACAGCACCAAGGGGGAAACCCATGATGGGCGCGATGAAAAACAAAACCCCCAAGGGATTCTCGCCAGAAGCATCGGTCATTGTCTTCCTCCTATCAATGTTCGTCATTGCCATCATCTACAGCATGATCGACCACCGGGAGGAACCGGACCTCACCCAATGCCCCCTGTGCCACACCGAAAACTACATAGGAGATATCAATGACCCAATCACTTTTTAATATCCTCATATTACTCCTAATCGCCCTATGGGTGATTACCATTATCTCAATGCTATGAACTCCGATGACCTAACGAAGAACCTCGTGAAGTCCGGCTATACCGTAAGCGAGGGGACATACAACGAAGAACCAACCATCGAGGTAAGCCACAATACCGTCCCGCAGTTCTGGACTACCTACATCCCCGGCGATGAGAAAGACAAGCTGGCAGCAATACAATTCTGCGCCGAGCAGGCAGTCAGAAAAATCGGCATCCCAGTAAAAGGAGTAGACATCAAATAGGAAAAAGATTACCATGACCTTCATGGATGAGAGAACCCAGATTGGTTGCTTCGATGACGATCTCGACCGCTTGCTCCAACGGTATAGCGACGAGTTCGACATGTCCCTCGCCGCCATGATCGGGACACTTCATGTCAAAATCCATGAACTGGTCGCAAACTCGGTTGACCAAGATGATGAGGATGAGGATGATGAGGAAGTCGAGGCTTGATGCCACCGATAAGGTATAAACTCATCGCGCATACATGAATAAAGCCCGAAAGGGTATACCAACACAATATGAAAAAAGAAGAAATGGCAGAAGAGATCGAACGCCTCAATGAGGGGTTGGAATACAAGTCGAAGAAAATTATCAGCCTCCAGATGCAGGCTCTACTCATCGGAGATGTCTTGGAGGAATATACCTCCGAGGATGACCAATGCAGCCTGTCAACAATCCATGGACTCATCGCGGCCTACCACGGAGCCAAGGAACAGGTCCACTCACTCATGCGGGATGATATCAACGCGAAACTCGCGGAGATGACCGAGGATGAATAAGTCGTCACTTTGGGAGTTTTATGTCCAAAAAAACCCCCAATTCGCCAAAGAAGGAGAAATAACCCTAACCACAAGGGGACTCCGAAAGATGTTCGATACCACATGGGATATCGCCTACCGCGAGGGGGAATCCAAGAAAAGAGATTACTTGGACCCCGACTCGATGGGTAATCTGGATGCCTTGAAGTCCCTCTTCGGCTTCCGTTGAAAAAACCAAGCAGAGTTTTCAACAACTATCGTCAACGATAATGAGTGATACACCAGAGACGGATGCTCTTCCAATGACGGATGACCCATTGGACTTCATTGCAATGATCGAACACGCCCGCAAACTTGAGCGCGAGAGAGACGAGGCCCGCGAACAACTAGCCATAGCAAAATCAGAACGCAACGCCGCCCACCTCAAATGCCACCGCATAGCAGAAGAAATCATGGCATGGCTCGCCGACCCTCAACCAAACAACACCACACCCCCAGCCACAAGCAAGTAAAACAAAACCGGCACGTAAAGATCAAGCTGCGCCGGAAACCCCCACTCCAATGGAACCCACCCCCTATACCACACAGTAGAAGTAGACCGATCCCCCTTCAATAAATACTGATACTGACACCTCTCCCTAGACCAATAAAAAACAAACACCCCGAACACCCCGGCAAACACCCCCCACCCCGCCAACCCCATCAAAAACACAGGAAACCCCCCAAGAATATGGAGCAAGGAAAACTTGAACCTAGAAAACGGTGGCATACCCAACCAACTACCCCAACCAGCAGGGATAGTCAACCCCCGCCAATAACAAGCCTAGAAGGCCAGTAGAACCCCCCTTCCCCCCAGAAGAAGGGCAACCCCACCCCAAACCACACCAAAAGCGATCTACGGGCATCCTAGGAGCAAATAGACCCCATATGGAAATAGGAGAAGAAGGGAGCCTAGAGAGGATAGGGGAAAGCGGGGAGGAGAGAGCCATAGGGTGCGAGGAAGGGGTTTTTCTCATGGGAGGTATATTTCGTAGTAAGACAAGCTGAATCTGGTATCATGGGGTGGTGGGGTGGTGCCATCGCCGGACCGGCCAAAAATAGATTCCTTTGAACGATGCCGGCATCTAATGAGACGAGGCCGGTGGGCGCTACTCATTAGATGACACTATCGGATGTTATCAGTCTCATCAGGGGGAGGGGATTTGAAAAGCTGGATCGGGGATTCGTTCAATCGTTTCATTTTTTTATGAAACATCGCTGTTGGTCAGGGCTGGTCTAGTCTGGCCTCATTCTCTCTCACCTAGTCCATCCCCGGCATTTGTCACCACCGGATGGGTGTTTGATTCGCCCTAGTCCATCGCCCCGATTGTCGCCATCCGGCTTCTGGTTCCCATGTTCGATGCCCTCCCCTGTTCGATGTTCCCCATGTCCCTGTTCCTCCCATTGTCCCTTGTGCCTGTTCTATTCCCCCGTGTTTGCCTGTTCCCCTTGTTTGCTTGGCATGGATCATGCTGCGCATTTGCGCAAATGCCTCGCCTGGTTTGCTTTACGCTGCCCGCAGGCAAAAGATGCCCCTTTTCGGCAATATTTGCCCGGTATTTATTGCCTATCGGCAAAAAACTCCCTTTTGCTTTTGTGTTGTGCTTCATGCCTTTATGACTTGGCACGAAAGATGCTGCGCATTTTGCTTGTGCAAACCGTTGATTTTTGAGGGTGCCGGTCCCCGGTCGCGGTTGGCATGGTATGTGCTGCGCGGATTGGCGATGAAAACACGCATCCACATCACACTAAAATCATCAAACGTAAAAACCGGCCCCATCCCCGTCACAACCTCCTCCGCTTCCACTTGTCCGGACGCTTGCCCTCTAAAGGCTGGCGGGTGCTATGCTAAAGGCGGACCCCTTGGCATGCACTGGCAAAAAGTGACGAGAGGCGATCGGGGAGGGTTTTTGTCTACCCTTGTCCGCCAGATTGAATCGTTTCCCATTGGCCAAGTGTGGAGGCACAATCAGGCCGGTGATCTTCCCGGCAAGGGTGACGATATCGACTCCAAGGCACTTTTGCGTTTGGTGCGTGCAAATGCCGGGAAGCGCGGCTTCACGTATACTCACAAACCATGCGAAGGGGATTCCAGCATGGAAACACACAACCGGGCATCCGTTCGATTTGCAAATGCAAACGGCTTTACCGTCAATCTTTCCGGGAATTCCTTGGCGCATGCTGACAGACTGGCTGATTTGCAGGCTGGTCCGGTTGTCGCGGTTGTCCCCGAGGACGCACCCGCAACCATGGAAACGCCGGCGGGGAGAAAAGCTATCGTTTGCCCTGCCCAACAACGGGATGATATCACGTGCGCCACTTGCCAACTATGCCAGCGTGCAAACCGTTCCGTGATCATCGCCTTCCGTGCGCACGGCGCCAGTAAGCGGAAGGCTGAAGCAATCGCAAAAGCATGATTCACCCTATGCGCGGGGGTTCCATCCCTCCGCGCGCAACAACACAACACACAACACAACACAAAACAAAATGAATCCAACACACTATTCTGCGCCATCCATCGCCCGCCTACGGGATCAGTTGGGAATTACCAAGGATCAGGCCGATACCGTTCGCGGCCTGATTCGCGGGGAGGTCCGCACAATCGACAATCCGGCGTTTCCCGAAACGCTAGCTTGGATCAACGCATGCTATAATCGTCCATCCCGTGTTGAGCGGATTATGTCATGCATTAATGAAATCCTTGGGGGACACGGTTGCGAGGCGATATGGGGCGACGATCCCTATTGGCCCGCAGTTGATTATGTAAATATGGGCGATACCTATTCCCCGACGATTTGCTTCCTGCGGGAGGCGGATCGATTCGTTCTCTCATCATGGGGCGATATCGCAGAAAGGATGGAAGCCCACGCATAATCCAACCGCCCCCCCCCGGAACACAACAACAACAACAACAAAACACAACACACAACATGAATAAGGCTACAGAAATACACTTGTTGCGCACATGCGCGGAAACTCTTGGCCCGGATTCCTACTGCGGACCGTGGCTTTTAGATCAAATCCCTCAAATCGAATCAGAAATTCGGTCCGATTTGCTGCCAATGGTTAGTTATGCGGAAGCCCGTATGGGGCAGGAGCAAACGCGCCTAGCGGCAAAAGCGGATTGCGAGCTAATGCTTGCGGAGGCGAAAGCGGAGGCGGACCGAATTCGCGCAAATGCGGAGCGATTCGATAGGGAAACACGCGCCCGCCTGTCACGGGAAATCCGGAAAATACTTGAAACGCTATAATTCACTTTATGCGCGGGGGTCCGATCCCCTCGCACACAACAACAAAACACACAACACACAACAAAAGGAAAATACAAAATGAAAATGACACTCAGCGCTTCACGCGCCGCCGCACTATTGGCGGAGGATAAAAACAACGGATTCACCTACTCCGGAGCGGAGGCGCTTGCGGAGTATTTGGAACAATTAGAAGAGGATGCCGGCGAGGAGATTGAATTTGATGCGGTCGCCCTCCGCTGCGATTATTCACAACACGATTCCCTGCAATCGTGGGCGGAGGATTATTTTTCCGGCGATTGGCTGGCGGAAGTGGGCGCAGATATCGGCGATGACCCCGACGATATCGACGAGGCCGTGCGGGAATATATAAATGACCACGGCCAGCTGATCGAATTCGAAGGGGGGATCATCGTTTCCTCATTCTGATTCACCCTATGCGCGGGGGTCCGATCCCTCCGCGCCTTTTATCGTCGCCGATATTCTTACCGCGCACCCCATCCCGTGACAAATCACTGCCCCGCTTCCCTAGTGCAAACCCTCCGCATCGGGATTGTCACCCTCCGCACTAGTGATTCCCCTCCGCACCCGCTTTTCGTTCCTCCCCGAACGCTAACCTAAACCAAAAACACCAATGAAAAACACACACACTCCCGCCCCATGGCGGATTGAAATAAACGACACGGGTTTCCGCATCACGCATTCGGATTCCGGCCTGCGCTCGCATGTTGCCACTCTCCATGAGGCCGCGCTTTGCGAGGAACACGGCGACACATTCGCCAATGCTAACCTGATCGCAGCCGCGCCCGATCTTCTCTCCGCTTTGGAGACTCTCGCCTCCCGCATGACCGAAAACCCTGACGGAATGGAACTCTACGGCGATTGGATCGCCATGGCGGATGAAGCCATTGCCAAGGCGAGAGGGGGTCAGGAATGAACACTCCAAAAATCGACGCCGCAAAGCACTTCGGCCTGCACAAAAGTCTAATCCGCCTCTCCGCATTGCGCCTCGCCTTGTGGGAGATGGAAAAGCGGGAGGAATGCCGTGACTGGCGCAAGCTAGACCGCATCCTCGACAAGTGGCGATTGCGGGATGCGTTCGCATTCTACTCCGCGAGGCCCGAACTATTCTAACCCTCCGCACCGGCGGGCAGGTCCGATCCCTGTTCGCCCATGTCCACGCCCATTTCTATGATCTTGCTTTCCAGTTCCTTCACCTGCGCTTTGCTTGGCGGGGCAATATGCAAGGCCACCATGGCATTCATGCTCGCCCCTCTGCCAGTCTGCGCGGCCTCTTGTTTCAGGCCGTAGGCCTTATCCGCAGCGTCGATGTATTTGTTTAATAAATCCACCATTTCACGCAACTCTTTAACGCTACCCTTCACCTTATGCTGAGATATCGCCCTCCGCATCCGTTCAAGCTGATCGAAAACGAACATGTGATGATCGCTCGTTTCTTTCTTTTTCCTTTCAGGCACGACATCGGAAATATGGAAAGTCTTGCTATCGGCTACAGCAACCGCACGCTCCGGGCGGCGAGCCAGCATCTTGCGTGCACTAACTTGGTTTTTGAGATACCGGAAATTCATTCCTCTGCCCCCGAATTCATCCATCTCGTGAATCTCCCTCACCGTCTTACCCTCGTTCAATAGCCTCTGCACCAAATCCCAATCCCATTTCGCGCTTACTGATTCCATCCCACAACCCTAACCCTCCGCACCGGACCTGACAACATTTTTTTATTTACCCCCAGAGCATAACATAATAAAACAAAGCCATGAAAACACTAGATGACCTACTAGCCACCATAGAATGGAGTCCGCCCCTCCAATTAAACACCCGAAACGGTCCAAGAAAAGTCCGCAAAGCTCCCATCAGTTCCCAGTTTTGGGATATCTATCGGGGCGACCGGGAGCGATTCAAGGAACTACTGCGCCGATCCAACGTCAGCATAGGGCGATACCGCGATGTCTGGCAGCTTACGTGGTGGTCCCGCGAAGACCTATCCTTCGGCCCGCTGGCAACAGAACACTCCGCACCGGAACCCGAACCGGAACAGGAGATTGAAGTGCCCGAGTTAAAGTGTCCTGACACTTTATTTCCATTTCAGCAAACTTCTGTGCAGTTAGCCCTCGTATCCATGGAGAAATACAATCGCGTTCTGCTCGGGCACTCCACCGGGGTGGGGAAGACATTCTGCGCCCTCGGCATCGCCCGCGAACTAGGCAAACGCGTGGCTGTAGTCTGCCCGAAAGCTATCGTCACAGACTGGTATCGTGCCGCGAAGCTAATGCGGGTCGAGGTGCTGGAAGTGGTTGGATGGGAGTGGTGCAAGACCTCGAAATCCAAGCTAGGTAAGTGGAAGGGTAAGGATAAGAAGGATTTCGAGTGGACAATCCCGGACGATTGCATCCTTGTGTTCGACGAGGCCCACCGCGCCCGCTCATTCAACTCCCAGAACTCTTTCCTTGTGCGGGATGCGGTAGCCCAGAATATCCAATCCATCGCGTTATCGGCGACGATAGCCGACGATCCCACTCGCCTCTCTGCTCTTGGGGAATTCCTCGGGCTGCATTCCGGCGGGAAAGACTACTACCGCTTCATCCAATCCCATGGATGCTACCGGACACGATTCGGGTTCCAGTTCCGTGGCGGGCAGTCTGTCTTGAAACGATTGCACTCCCGTATCTACCCAGATAGGGGGAACAGATTAAGGCATTCGGACCTTGGGGACGCTTTCCCAGAGACTCTGATCAAACCCCGCGCATTCGACATGGACACCGCTCGGGAGATTGCATCGGAGTATGATGACCTCCAGATCAGAATCGAGGAACTACGCGAGGGCGAACACGCCGCAGCCAACATCTTAGCAGAACAGACCAAGGCCAGACAGAGGGTTGAATTGCTGAAAGCACCGGCAATCTGCGCCGTCGCCCGTGACCTCATCGAGGAGGGGAATTCAGTCTTTATTTCCGTAAACTTCACCGAAACCCGTGAATTTATTGAGAAGGAACTGAAAACCAACTGCTCCATATACGGTGGGCAGTCCGACATGGACCGTAGAGGGGCGATTGACTCGTTCCAGCGGGACAAGTCTAGGGTCATCGTGGGAATGATCCAAGCGTGCCGTGAGGGGCTGAATCTGCACGACCTCCACGGCAACCACCCAAGAGTAGCCCTCCACATGCCTACCTTCTCCAGCTATGACTTGAAGCAAGTGCTAGGCCGCGTCCATCGTGCCGGGGGGAAGTCGAAGTCGATCCAGTATATTGTATATGCCTCTGGAGTTATGTTGGAGGAGGACATCTGCGCGAAGTTGGATGCGAAGATCAAAAATATGGATGTCTTGGCAGATGGCCGCGTGGACGATTCGATCAACCTAGACCCAACTAGTCAAGTTACTGGTGAACAAAAACCACTTGACATTCAAGATGAATGAGTTAAAAGCGAAGTGCTATAGCTAAAAGAAAGAAGCCCGTAGGAGACTCATTCTCTCCTACGGGTTTCGACGTTTCTAGGGGATTGGTCTGCTTACTATGCGGTTCCAGACCAGAGGCGCATGAAATAACCAGCTCAACACAAAAGCCGCCGCAATGCCTTATTTATTATTCTGTTTTCTCCTCTGGCTCCTCCACCGCTTCCGGCGCAGGACGCTCGTAGGACTGACTTGCCATGTAATATAGCAGCGCCTCCTGCATGAGGTCAATCGCTTTTCCTCCCTCAGCCTGCTTTGATCCAGATTTAATGACCATCGTGGCTGCGGCGTGGAGCAATGAGGCCATGCCGGTGACCAGTTCGTTGATCTGTTCGTTGCGGATTGCGGGGACGCTGAACTTCTGCTTCAGCCATTCCTTCACGGCGGCTTGCTGCTTGAGTTGCTCTTTGTCCTGTTCCAGTTCGATTACGTTGTTTGGTTCTGACATCTTATTCTCCTTTGATATATTTGATCCACTCTTTGTTGGCGGGATCATACTCTGCCCCCCGCATGAGGTCAATAACCACGTTCTGCGGTTCGATCTCGGCGGGTAGTTCTGTGAGGATTGTCGAGTTGATACGGTTGGCAACATTGAGGACGAGGTAGCGGTGGGGCCTGCGTTCTTCCTTGCCTTGCTCACCCCGCACTCTGCTACGGACCTCGGCGCAGGATAGCTTCTCGCTCTTCGCTGTCTCCACCAGTTCTTCCATCTTCTTTGGCGGGAGGCTGGCGTTGCCGATCTCACGGTAGGTCGTGAAGGGTAGCATGGCATCCCGCTGGGCTGCGGGGAATGCTCTGCTCGTCCTAGCGTAGCCGGACACCGTGCTGTAGCTCTTCTTGAAGTTGGCACAGAGTTGGTTGACCACATCGTCATGCCCCTCGTCTTCTAGTGCCACTACAGCGTCTCCAATGATCCATTGGCTACCGGACTCCAAGGCTAGGCCGAAGCTGAATGCCGTCACCCAGTCTTCCATGGTTGCCTCTCCCCTCGGCACGCATTGCGTCATGCCGGGGCCAAGGTCGAACTTCTTGCTGAACGAGGACAATTCCACCCCGTTGTTCGCGTGGTTGACCAGCGACAGGCTCTTCTCCGTGTTCACAGGAGATGGTTCCTCATGCACAGGCTCATAGTGTGGCTCCTCCGCATCGGCGATCAGTTCCTTTGCCTCCTGCCAGTCGCCCTCGATCCTTTCATAGATCATCACAACCTCATCTGGCACGTTATCTGGAGGGTATTGGTTCAGCATGACCATCTTGATCAGCTTCTTGATCTGATCGGAGGTGATGCGGATGCCTTGGTATTCCGACTTGGCCCATTGCTCCACCTCTCTTACGTATTGGTCGTATTCCACAATCTCGCCATCGTCGGCGGGACTCATAAATAATTCAGCTTTCTTTTTCATTGATTTTCTTGAGTATTCTGTTGGGGTCGATGTTTAGTATGTCGCAGATGTGCAAGTAATGCTTGGAGTTGAAGAACTCTCTCGCCGTCCTCGCATGCTCATCACGCTTGAACATTCTGTCTCTACGTTGGTATTCATGCTTGTCTGTGATGTCCAGATAGGCTTGGTAGATCACTCCGCAGAGGAGGTTACGGCAGGCCGTCTCATGGTCTGTATAAAAGCCAACAAAGCTAGGGTCGAATGGCACGTCGGGCTGACTTTTCCCGCGAGCCATCGACCTACTATGACCTCGCCTGACTCGCCGACCGGAACCTTGGGGTCTTCCTCCGGAATGAAAAGGTTTAGCACCTCCGGCAGGTCTTGATGCCTCATCCCGTATTGCTTGAGCTTCTTCTTGACCTGCTCCATCAGCTTCTTCTTTGTCAGAACGTAGTGATGCATGGCTTACCATGGAATGTCGTCTTCAACTTCTTCTGTTCCGCCGAGTTGGAAGTCCTCCGCAGCCTGCTCGACCGCCTTGGCAATCGGCTTGTCGCTCGGGTTCTCAAGGAAGTATTGGTGCAGGCGGACCAGCCCCTGCTTGCCTACCTCAGCCAGTTTCTTGCCGCCCAAGTCCATAAACTTCGGATGCCCCTCCGGCACCACCACGGAACCCCAATCCTTCGGATCAAAGGTCTCGGCAGGCTTGGCGGGTTTGGTATCCACCACGATACCCCGCTTGTTTGCCTCTATGTATATCGAGGAAACATAGCTCCGCAAGGTTTCTTCGGTATAGTCGCGGGACTTGTATGCGTGGCGGACGAGTGCGTCAATATACATGTGCTGCTCGACCAATTGATCCAATGCCTGCTTCGGGTCGTTATCGGCGACGATAGTCTCGATGCTCTTCTTGGGGGCAGGACTGGATGCTGGAGCGGGTTTGGCTGCTGCTCCTCCCTCCCATTCCACCTTACCCGTCTTGCTGACCTTGATCACGTTCTGATCGACATGGGTGCCGTCTTTTTTATTGAAGCTCTCATGCTCAAACACGACCCCGTTCAGCCCATGCTTGCTCCGCGTGGAGGAGAGCGTCACAGTCTTGCCCGCCATCTCTGTGGGCTGCGTTTGGTTCCAGAACTTGAGTGCGAGGATATCCCCGTCCACTTCGATGAGTCCATTCTGCACGGTGAATTCCCCGCGCTCGCCTTGGAAGGTCTTCGGCTCGTAAAGCCGCGTGACCTTGCCCGTTACTGTCTTGATGATGTCTTTGGGTTCAAACCCGTCTAGTTGTTTGCTCATGGTTTATACTTGTTGATGTGTTGCCAGAGTTTGACCACCAATTGAAAGGCGGAGAATTCCCTCTGGATTGTTTCTTCGTCATACCACGCCTCGCCGATCCTGCCCGGCTCGGTCGTGCTAATGTATAGATTCACTCCTCTGGGGGCACCGACGATGTTAGCATATGCGCTAATCTGCATCGGTTCCTTGCCATATGGAGCAATTTTATAGTCTGGCTTCGTCTTTCTTGACTTATAATCCAAGACATGGAGGATTCCATCGACCTCGATGAGAGCATCGGTGGTCCCCGCATAGCCTAGTTCCTGATTCACTAACCGCAGTTCGTGCTTTAGGAAGGTTACTTTGTGTTTCGACACCCATTCGCGCACGGGAGAAACGTAAGTTTCCATTTCCGGATTGTAGGGTAGCCCTTGGAAGTGGTCCTCCAATGCCTTGTGAATCTCCGTGCCAAGGTCTGCGGCTTGCTCTACCTGCGCGAATGCATCCTCCATGATGCGGGCGCAGTAGACCTCATCCGTCTCGTCGGGATTGCGCGGGAGGGTTAGGCTCGCCATTAGAACCTGCTGCTGTTTCCAGCGGTCAAGCTCCGGCGCTGCCATCACCTTCATCACGGTGGTTACACTTGGGAACCATCCATGCTTCCGCGCATCTCGCAATGTGGTTGGGCGGGGTTCACCCTTCTTGGAGAGAACGGTGTGACACGCGTTGCCCTCCTTGTCATACCAATGACCCCCCTCTTTCATTCCTCATCCTCCACATCATCTGCCGGGCGGGAGATGCGGTAGATATCATCGTCGAGGACTTGGTTCGCGTAGAACCCGTCGCGGATGTCGGCGTCAAGGAAGCTCAAGTCTTCCTCCAATGCCTCAAGTGGAGTAATCACTTCTCTTCTTCCTCTGGAGATTCCACGTAGGTCGCCGCAATGATCTCGCTCACACCCTTGAGGTGCTTGGCGATGGACTGGCATTGCTGGGCGCTCTTCAGTTCCCCGAGGTTGAACGTGCCCGTCTGGGCGGTGGCCTCGACCAAACGAAAGAAGATTTCGTCTTGGATTTTCTGGTTCTTGATCGACTTCATTTGCTGTAGTATTTGATGATGGAGCGGATTTTCTCCGCAACGGTTTGCTTCGCCGGGTTCGCTTGAACCGAGCGCAGTTTGGTTTGCAGGTATTGCATCGCCAGCGGGTCGATGCACGGACGGTCGCCAAAATACTCTCTGGCTCCGTAGTGTGTTTTGTTGTTCATGGACCGCCAACGTATCATCGGTGTTGGGAGTGTCAATACCTTTTTGTTTATTTTTTATCGGTGACGATAACCGGCTCCAGAGCCAGCATTCATGCGGGTCTATGGCTGATCGGGGTTGCCGATCTTCTTGGCTGCACGCTCCCCCATGAGCCTTGCTGTGGTTTGGTATGACTGCAATCGCCGCACATATTGCCTTGGCTCCAATCTACGAAGAGAGTTGTAGGCTTTGTCCATTCTGTCTGCCATGTATTTGCCATACTCCGTGACGTAAACCTCGTATTGTTTGTTGGTAGGTTCATACCCAAGGCGGCGGCGAACGTCATAGCGGGTTGGTATATCCGGGCCTTGCCCCTTGCTGATCACAAGATCGCGGAGCCTCTCGGCGCGTGAACTGCTAGGGAGATCAAAGACAATGGGAAGCCCACCTTTATACATTCTGTCCGATAGGTCTTTTGGCCCCGTTGTCTGCCCCAATGCATTCATGCTCTTCGTCCCGATCATCGGCCCAATCACAGGGACGTTACTCCACAGTGCCCCCTCCATAGACCTTCTATCCACGGGGTCGGATATGAAATCAGATACGTTGCGTGCCAGCGAAGTTCCCACGCCGGGGATGAATGTCTTTCCAACAAACATTGCCTGCCTCGCCAGTGCAGGAATGGCATCGTCCGCATTCCGTGACCGGATCAGTCCATCCATAAAGGCGGCGTAGGGTCCGCGTTGGTTGAAGGAGGTGAATGCCGCCCCAAGCAGAATGGATGCGTCGGTAAGATTGGAAGGCGTTGCTTTGCTTGCCTCAAACCGTTTGCGGATTTTCATGTCATCGTAGGCTCCAGCCAGCATGAATGGAATGGCAAACGCCTCAAAGCCACGCTCAATGTTGATCGCAAACTTGGTTTTTCCAAAAAATACATGCAGAGCATTCCTTTTGTATTTCTTGTTCCATGAATCGTAGAACTGCGGGTCGAGCCTGCGCTCGGGACCGTTGCCCGTGACTACGATC